TCCATAGGATGCTTAATAAATTCTTTAAATACAGGATAGGGCTTGCCCATTGTAAGTCGAAAGCCATTTTTTTGCAATACAGGAAAGTCCTCCCTACTTGGGCGAAATACCTCATGTTTGAGCGGTCCACTATTAGGTGACTGTTGTTGTTGCAATTTAGCTTGCGCTTGTGCTATTATATTTGGATTAAACTGTGGCATCTTTGGTATTAAACCAGGATGATCCGGCACTGACATTGGTAAACTTGGCTTAAACTGAGATAAGTCTGGTATTAAATCTTCTGGGTTAATGGATTCTTCTTGCGGAAGATCAAGCACAATCTTTCTTTGTGGCTGTTCTTCATTTTCGGCTGTTAATTCCCCAGATAATTGATCGAAATTAAACCTCTTATTTTTAATAACAATACCGGCTTTAGTTTCTTTAAATGAAACTTCTCTCTTAACATATTCAAAAATATGCACATTAGAAATATAAATGTCTCGACGTGCCATTTGACCCAATATAATAGCCCCAACCTTCTCAAGTGGAACTTCTTCATTTCTCTTACCTACACTTTTTGTGAATGTAGATGAATTTTCCAAATCAGGTTTGCCGTCTTCATTCTTTTCGTGATAAACAAAGGTGATTTCATAGCCCATAATTTATACTCTCTTTATTTTTGTATTACCCCAACAACATGTTTTAATTCAAAATATATAGGTTCTCTATTCTTAACCTTTGCAAAATCTTGAAAGTCATTACCGGCATTAATAACACATATTAAACCATCTAAAACCATGCCATTCCATATAAAATCAAGATGGCTATTATATTCATTATGAATTATAGCCAAATCCCAACTCTTTATATTAGATAATACACCACCAGAGATTTTAATATTTTTAGTAGCAAATCTTGGATTTTTAGCCTCATATAAAACTACTTCACTTTTTCTACAAGCACAAGATGCTTCTAAACATAAATCTCCACCAACACTCAATATCCGCTTTGGTTGAATCATTTCGCCCAAATAATGCCAAAATGCCCAATAAAATTGAGAATTTTCTTTATTTGAATAAAACCTCTTCAATATAGAAGAAGTTGTTAAAGTAGAATTTAACAACTTATCCATAAGAGGCTTTTGTATATCGTCTAACATATATTAAATTAGTAAGAATCATCAGAATGAGATGAATTTTGATTATTTTCTATCTTATAAAGTTGATCCTGAATTGAAATTTCTAATGATATGATCTTGTTTTTGATTTTTTGACAAAGGCTCTTTAGTTCACTAATTTTTTCTAGTACCCGCTCATGTGCTATAATAGCGTCCATAATACTCCTTTTGATTATATTTATCTACTACAGTAAAATACAAAAAAGACAAGATTATTTACCAAAAGAAACATCTTTTGTTTACCAAGCGTCTTTCTTCTCAGAATTAAACTTTATAGAGCTTCCGCCTATTTTATCCATTTCCTTACGAATATTATAACACATTTGTAGAGCGTCAGCATGAGCATAATCCATACTTTTCAAGAATGATTGTAGTTCTTCTTTAACATGCTCTGCTATTCTCAACTGCTCTTGCAGCTTTACCACTTCTTCATCTGACTTGGCATAAGCGTCAGCCATCTTGTCACTGCATTCTTTTTCCAACTTGTTTTGCTTGAATTTAGAGCTTAATAAACCATCTAGTTTATCTTTATAACATTTGACAATATATGCTGCGTCATTATGTTTTTGTACATAGTATCTGTACCATGACGCATACTTGCTCAAGAAATCATTAATAGTTTCGTGAGATATGGACAATATTTCATTATTAAGATCAACTTCTTCATTTCCAACTTTTACAATAGACATTATTCATCCCCAATTTAAAACATCTTAAAATAAACTATCCAACCAACAATACCCACTATCCAACCAACAATACCCATAGCAATTAACATCATAATTAAAAACCAATTAGGTTTATCTTCTCTCATGAATATCTCCAATTACTAATCTTTTTTGTTGCCTTCCTGTCAGACAATATCTGATTCGCTTCCTCTAACATAACCTTCTCTATTACAGAACTTACAGATGCCCTTGCTTCTGTCCTTAAAGCAATAACTTGACAATGCCAATCTTCTTTTCTATTAGGACACTCAAATAAATCATGAAGAGCCTTACTTCCAGTCATCGCCATAGCAAATCCACGAGCGCCATTGACGTTTCTAGTTTCTATCATGGCGTCTTTACAAACTCCACAATAAACTACTTCACCTTCTGGTACTTTGCCTGGGTCTGGTGTGTATCGACTTTGTGTATCTTGTTTTAATTGCATTACTCTAATCCTTCAATAAGTTTACATGTTTTTTATCTGTCATCGTATAAATCCTTCTTATGAACAACTCTATCTGGGTCTAAGCCTTTTAATGCTTCCCAATGGTTGTTATCATAAACAAATTCACCAAGCTGATGATATATGTCCAATATGCCAAGGTCTTTTAATTTAGATAATTGCTTATCACTCAAATATCTACCGTACACTTTTTCTTTAGGAATACCAACCAGAGCTTCTATTCCGCTCTTTAATACCCTTGCGTCTTCTAAAGTTAATATTGAAAATTTATTTGGAACTAACATTTTAACCTCTTAGTTTATTACTGGCATAACTTCATTAGCCATCCTTGCGGCTTGTTCTGATTCTGCCTTCTTGTGTTGTGCCTTCTTGTTATTAAATTCTTCTCTTGTGATTTCTCTCATCTTTAAAATACTAGAATCCATTTCGTAAAATATCTTAGATTTACTAATTCCATCACGATGTTTCATAATATAAATCCAGCCAAGATTACTTCCTTCTACTTTATTTATACTCCATAAAGCGTCCATAGGTCTTGCCTGTCCGAATGCGTCAGCCAAGGCATCATCATCAATAGAACCTTCAAATTCTTGTATTTCACGACCTTTTCTATTTGCTTGAAATGCCGTCAATACACAAACATTTTCTTCTACTGCTAATGTTCTTAAATCACGAACCAACATCTGACGACTTTCATATGTTTGCACGCCAGGAATATCTTTCATTTCTCCCACATAATCAACTACTACCATGTCTGGATTAAACTTATCATGCAAATTAACTTGATTCAAATAAGCTCTAAAAGTATCAACATTAGCTGTTCCACCAGGATAATGTTTAATTCTTAATCTGCCTTGATCTATTTCATGCCGAACATGAGACTTAATAGCTTCAATAACAACTGATCTTTTTTCAAGCAATGAATGAAACGGCTGTTCGGAAAGTAAAGCATCAAATCGTTTTGCTATCTTATCTTCACCCATTTCAAGCGTTAAATAACAAACCTTCTTACCTCTTAATAAATTCGTAACGGCAGCATTAATTAGTGCAATACTTTTACCAGAACCAGAAAGACCTACAAACGCCCCAATTTCACCACGGGACAAACCACCAGAAGTTAAATTTCCATCAATACCCCTACTTTTTTGGCCTGTAGGGAAAATTTGTTCTGGGAAGCCTGATGAAAAAGATAACTCACGAACTTCTTCTCTCTGACTTATCATTTTATCATATCTGTCTTCTATATCTTTAAAGTAATCCAATCCCAATTCGTGGTTTTTATCCACTGTTAAGGCACTTCGCCATATTTCAGCTATCTTGGTATATCTGTCCTTGCCTCTACCTTTAACAAGTTCTATAGTTTTACTTACGCCCACTTTAACCGCCTGCTCTTTAGCAAATTCTGTTATTTTATCCAGTAAGTAATCTCTGCCTTCTTGACCATCAACGTAGCCATAAATAACGGCCTCTAATTCTCCTAGATAGTCTAAAAGATTAGCATCATTTCCTCTTTTTGCTTTAATTTCATTAACGATAATTGCCTTGGTAGGCATTGAATGATATTGCTTAAAATAGTTAAATACTACAGTGTAAATTAATCGGTGAGATTCATCCTCGAAAAACTCTGGCTTGATTAAATCAATACTTTGGACCAAAAAATTCCTATCGCATACAATAAGCCCAATGATTTTTTTGCTTATTTTAATATCGTGTGCGTAATGTGTATTTTTTGTATCTTCACTAACTAATGAATCAAGGACGGCTTGTTCTTGTACTGATAGGTTCATAATTATTACTCTTAATAGAATAATATATCATATCTCATCAAAAGAATGCAAGTCTATTTCTCGATTAGATTAATTTTATATACTAAACCAAATTCGTCAATCTCATAAGTAATTTTGTAATCCATTAATCCATTTATGATTAAAGGATCACCAGCGTAGATAGAATCTATTAAATCTTCTATAAGATTTACCCACTCATTGACATTTGGAAGCTCACCCAGAAATTCATCATTGAGTAATGTTTCTAAAAGTGCTGCCGCTTCTTTGACTTTGGTTTTTTGAATCCAATAATTATTCATAATGATTTATATATTACACAAACCAAGGCAATTTTACGAACTCTATCTCACAAACTTTTTCATTAGTAGAATTTAATTCGTAGTGAAACGTATACCGAGATATAAGCATATCAATAACTCTTTGAGAACACTTTTCAAGTTTAATCGCTTGCATTGTAAAATCAACCCAATCCTCTATTTGGGAATTTGAGCCTATAAACTTTTCTTTTAATCTAGAATTAATTTTATCCACTATATTGCGAACCTTAATCTCATCAAGCCAAGCGTTTTTCATATTTCTCACCCATCCGTTGTATTTTCTAATCTCTTTTTCTTCCACTCTTCCCACTCATTTAAAACTTTTTGTACAGACCTTCTAACTTGCGATAAATCAGAAAGTATACCGTTATAAGTCACAACATCTAGATTAGGGTCTTCCTGTAAACAATACTCTAGATCATCTTTTTCCATATAAAGATGCATAATCGCCTCGGCAAATTCTTGATACCTCGGCGTCATCAAATCATCTATATTTTCCATCTTATCACCTTTAAATTTTACCTACACCACCACTCATTGTAACTAATGCTACGACTATTCCACTCAATTCCGCATCTACAATGATAGCCAGCATCCATTATGGCATACATGTTCGGATGCACATTGTCAGTTGTATTGCATATTGGACATACTGGTAATTTTAGACGTTCTTTTGGAAATTCTTGCCATTCCTTTTCTGCCTCTATCCAAAAATCTAAAGATTTATTTTCTGGTTTTCCTGCTTTTTTCCATCTAATATAAGCCAATGCTTCTACATTTATATTTTTCATATTTTACCCAAAAAATCAAATTCCGAAAGAGAAACTTGCCCACTTCTAACACTTCGTTCTCTGGAAATCTTTCTTCCTAAACTCTTATGTTCATTCCAAGTAATTGCTTTACAATAGGTGTGAAATTTCTTATCTAACTGTAGTGGAGCGTTTTTATCTGGTCGTTCGTTTACTGGTACACACTTATTAACTATTACGTCTAACAACTTTTCTTGATGCGGACCAAATTTTTGTTTATTTGCTCCATGCTTTGTCTTATTCTTCCATAAAAGTTTAAGCTCTTTAACAACTTCAATCATGAAGTCACTTTTAGCATATGCTTCAACCTTATCCAAAGATGCCTCAATGTAAACTTGTCGCTTATAATATCTACCTGCTCTAATAAGTGACATGTGCAACTTTTGCATAATATCATCAATGTCTTCTGTATGATTGTTTTTTGCGTTCTTTCTTATCAGCTGCCACGAAGCAAAATAACAAAGATGATTGAACTGCGCCAATAATTCTTCATATTCACTATTCGTAACAGCAAATGGATCAAACTCTTTAGTAGTATTTGTCATCATAATCAACCTTATTAATATTAATTTTTTTTAGTGTTCCCCATTTATCGCCAACACTAGCGTCAACCTTTAATATGAGTCCTGGTGTGAATGATGAAGGAGATTCAAGTATTTCTTTCGCACAAGAAATAACACTATTGTTTTGAGAATCAATTCTACAAACATATGCATCGTGAATAGAAGCAACAATGTCCATCGACAAATGCATTTTTTGATATAATTGAATTAGCTTTTCTAAGTAAACTAAGGCAGCAGGGGCTTGAATGATAGCATTGCGAATGCTCCAAGCATCTCTACCCGACTTTTCACTAAAATCTAGAACTCGACCGAAATAATCTAGAACATAATCTTGGGTTTTTAGTTTTTCTTGATATTCCTTCACCCAATCAAATGTTGTAGTAAAGTTTTTGTTAATTGCGTCAACTAAGAACGTTGATGCCTTAATAGAGTAGTTAGTCAATTCTGATATTTTATTAATTCCACTTCCGTAAATAATCGGTAAAAATATGGATTTAATAACATCCCTTTTCTCACTAGTACAATATTCTTCCCCTGATATAATACACCAAATTTTAGAGTAAACGTCATCACCAGACTTGACTATTTCCCTCAAGGCAAAATCATTAGACAACCAAGCCAAAATAGAAACTTCATAGTGCTTATAATCTAAAACTAGAAATCTTTTACCGCTACCAGCAGAGTATAGATTCTTCTGCTCTACGTTAACGTTATGTGGGTTGAAGAAGCCTTGACTTGGAAGTTTAATGTTCAATCTTCCATTTATTTGACCTTCAATGTCATAACAACAATACTCTACACCAGTCTCATAATTCACTATTCCAGAAGTTTCTATGCCTGGAATAATTTCTGTTATAAGTGGCTGATATATTACCTTGTTAATGGTGTTAAGTGATTCATTATTGTAAATCACTCTCAACCTATCAAGTGCTTCTTTGAAAGTTTTGGGTGAAGATTGTTTAATGCCCAAAAAAGACTCACATAACTTTAAATCAACAAATTTACAATAAGAATAAACTTTTTTATTTGTTTTATCCTTAGAAAAAACTTCATTTGCTAGATGGAACTTTAGAAAAGTAAAAAGTTCTTTAAGATTCCAGCCTATAACTATTTTTTCCTCGGCGAAAATGGAATGAGCTAAAGCACCTACAAAAGTATCTAAAAGACGAATACTATTAATTTCTATACTGGTAACGCCATCTTTTGTATGAATTAAAAGGGTGAGCTTTTTAAACATTCTAAAATCATTAATTTCTGGCGTCCAAGTAAGATAATAATTCTTATAATCTTTAATCGAGTTCAGTTGTGCAAACATGTCAAAAGTATACCATATTAAAAAGGTTTGTCAAGCGCAGAACATCATCCTGGGATAATAAGAAACACTCTTTTTAATAAGAGGATTATCCAAATACCTGAATAGTGTTCTTATTTAGTCGCTGAACTGGAACGCTATATCCCGTTTAGTGAGCTACCTTTCAGAAGCTCTGGCGTGACAGATTACTTTGACTATTGCGGAAAGTGGTTAGATGTTAGAACCACTCGGATTGCGCTAAGTGAAACACCCGCAAGTTTTTGTATCTTTGCTTACTAGCGAGAACAGGCCGTAATTCAAAGAAAGATGTTGAGGTCATCAGCCAAGTTGAGATTGTAAATTTAATTAAGTTCTGTATTTTAGTAAATAATGTTGCGATCAATATACCATATGGAAAATTATTTACAACTGATATCTGAGTACTCGTTAAACAAGGAAGAAGCTATTGCCCTTCGACTCATGTTTATCTACTTGGAACTTTGTAAAAAATATTTCCCTGATTTGACACCTAACTATACCTTCAAAAAAGACCCACGCAAATACGAAACTTGGAAGTATTGTAGAAAAATGCTTCAAGAAACCAAGGGAAAACTCTGTCTTGCTGAATATAGAATGTTCATTGAAGCCCAAATCCTAGTTACTATTAGAATTTCTAAAAGAGGTATGATGCATCCCTCTGTTTTAACTGGTGATGCTGCCTGGAATCGTTGGTTAATATGGAAGAAAAACTTTATTCGTGCTAAAAAGATTCCTATAACTCAAGAAACTATTTATCAACCTATTGACGCCGAAGACATAAAGAAAGAATTGAAATATTCAAAGACGGCTTTACTTAAAAGATTGAAAGATATAACACCGCAAAATATATTATCTAACATGACTTTAATAATGAGACTTTATAGAATGAATATTATCTCACCATTCTTCTTGGCTATGAATCCAACTACTGTACAATACATTAAAGACAACAATATTGAATTTAATCTTTATAATTACAGAAAAAGATTAACAGAAGAAATTAAAAAGTATTATGATGAACTTTTTCCATGAACTAATTTTCTATATTGTTCAATAGTTTTATGTGTATTATCTTTGTATTCTAACTCTTCTGCATAAACAGGATCAAGGCAGATTGGTCCTCTTTTCATAGACATAACGGTGTCATACCAAATGATTGCTTTGCATTGCTCTGGTGTTAATACTCTACCTTCATAAAAAGCTAATAATTCGTCGGGAGTCCAATCCGGCTGAAAACCAGGCATTGATTCGAGGATAGCTTTCATAGCGCCCTCGTCCCCCCCTGAAAATGAATTTATCATATCATCTCCAAAATTGCCACCATGTACGCTTGACTAGTCCTAATCTCTTTTTAGCCATTTCTAGTAATAACATATAAGCATCTTGTTTAGTGTTAAACTTTAATAAACTTGACCATAAATTAGTCAACTCACTTACATAAACCCAAGTCTTAACACCATTTCTTTTTATAATCCAAGTTGCTTCAAACTTATCACCTGTTTCTTCTGATAAATCTCTTAGAAAATTATTTAGTGGAAAACGTGCAACATCAGGATGAACCTCTTCTACACCTTTTATAAGAACTTCATGTTCAATAGGAGAATTAAGCTCACCAGATTCTATAAATTTTTGGTGATGCTCAGGATGATGCTTCTTATTTTGTTCTACTTTAAGCATTTCATGATAATAAATAGCTTTTACTTGGGCAGGTGTCATGTCTCTAGTTTCATAGAAAACATGAAGATTTTGTCCATTCCAAATGCCTTCTTTATAATCAGATTTAGTTTGTTGAATTGCTAAAATACAATCGTCGCTAAGGTGATTTTTAAAATATTCATTAAGACAATCTTTACTACAAAATTCATAAAGATTAATACCTTCTTCAAAGTCGTAAATAACTTCTTCTATTTTATTTTTACATATGTAACAATTTGTTTGATCTACCATAAATTAAACCATTATAAGTATACTGCGTGGTGGAAATCAAAGACGGCATGTAAACTATCTTCTTTAAAATTAATATCCAATAGATTTAAGCCGACCATAACCCACGACTCAAGATACTCTCCTGATTTATCGTAATGACGCAAAACTCCAACAGCATCACCATTCACTTCCAAAAAACGAATGTGATTATGATCTTCAAGAATTGATTTGTTTGTAAAAGTGGCTTCAAACTTTTCCCATATCATTAAAACTGGCTTCCATACCTTCTTGCCATTTTCTTCGACTTCCAAACTTTCAATAACCTTCATAGTAGGATTTTCATCTATTCCTACTCTATCTTCTGTTATAAGGGCGGCATCCTCACCAATAATCTCAAAAGTCCAATAATCCTTAAATTTATCCTTTAACCAAATATTTTGAACCATGTATAATCCTTTCTAGAAAGTCACTATTTATGTAGTTATCTAATAGAAAGTTTATACAATAAATCCTCAACACTTTTAGCAATCATGGGAAGTGCTATTTCTGATGATAACTCAGGTCTATCGGCCACATTCCAATATTCAATTTGATCTGCCCAATACGGAAACTGGCTTTCCACCATTGGCCTGTGCTCTTTTTCATCTAAAGCAATAAATAGATCGTTATTTTTGAAGTCTTCTTCAAGTAACTTGGCGGGTTTTCTATAAGGATGAGATGGTTTGACACCTATAGATTCTAGGAATCTAATAGCGGTATCAGAGATAGGGTCAGTAAAACAACAAGGATTTAAACCCTTTGAATATGCCTTATCTTTTATTTTTAGTTCAGGAGATAAATGGTTAAAATATATCTCAGCGAATCGACTACGATAATAGTTTCCTGTGCAGATAAATAGAATCTTCATTAATCTAACCTCAATGTTAAGCACTTACAAGCACCACCAGCCTTTATAAATTCACTCATATCAGTATCATAAACTTTAAAACCACTATCTTCAAGCAGTTTTCTAGTTTCTGGACATTTTGAAGGAATAATGACATTATTATTTATACAAACAGCATTACAAGCAAAATGTTTGGCTTCATTTTCTGGCACAACTAATAACTTCAACTTTAAACTACTAATATCTTCAAATGCAGGTGGATATATTAATGCGTAATCTCTAGGTAAAGGACAAAAACAAGTGTCTAAATGATAGAAATAAGGGTTATTTAATTTGAGGATTATTTTTTTCTCAGAGAAAAAATCATAAGTAGATACATCACTACGAAAACCATAACCGCAATACATAACACCGTCAAAAATCAAACAATCCCCTGCACCCTCAAAGAAAATATCATCGGGAAATCTTACACAATCATAACCGATATCAATAAGGAATTTACTGTAATATCCTCTTTCAGGTTGCCGTTCTGGATACTTAAAATTAGCCAAATACACTTGTCCCATAGGTTTGCCATCTGGTCTAAGGTATTTTTCCTTTATATAAACACCTGCATTGGCAGTAAAAACAATATCCGGCAAGTTCTTCTCACCGGACATTTCAAATATTTCAACATTAAGAGTTTTCAATATATTAACTAAATCAGTCCATTGTCTGATTGCTATATTCCTATCAGCTTGATTCTCAACATTCATCCAGGGGTTAATTGAATACTCTATACCGTAAAACTCTGGATTGCATACTAAGATTTTTGCCATGACAACCTCTCAAATAACGTTTTCGGGCGCTTTAGAGTCCTGCCCGCCCTGATAATCTGCTGTAAATGCATTCTTCTTCCTAACCGATGTCCTCTGTATTTTACTAAAGGATGGATGAACTAAAGGGTGAATCTCATTAAGAAGCCATTCCTTGAAACTGTCTTTATTAACATACTGAGGCAATTTGCCTTTATTGTCAAAATGATGCCGTTTCACCCAACTGTGTCCAAATTTCCAATTAAGATAACGACGTTGTTTCTCTGATTTAGCTGGCATAAATATCCTTAATAAAATTTAATAGATGTTATAATTGTATCTATGATTTCGTCTCTAGTTTGTGATGGAGTATACCAAGCATCCAAATAAGGAATATCTACTACCCATCCCTGACCTTCACCACCAAAACTAACCGTTGCCATAATTATATGAATAAGACCTCGTTCCCTATTAAAGTTTATATCAATAGTGATTTCCGGCGACAAACTCCCAGAACGATGCCCTTTTGTTAGTAATTTACCAATACCAGCACTTCTAATATTGAAGTAAACCACATAATAATCTTTGTTAATTTCTTTTGTGTCTTGATAATCATAAATTAATGGCGCAGCAGCTTTTACTCTATCTGATAATCTCTTTACAAAAGTTAAAAAGTTTTTATGATCTTCTGCTGTGCTGTCGATTGCTTCATTGTATACTTTTTCTACTTCTATAAATACTTCTTTAGCTACTACTTCTTCTCTGCCCGCATATTCTTCTAGTTTTGGTTTGAATACTCTTTTAAGAATCCATGTAGGTGAGCCTAATAAATCATCTGTCAATCTTTCAATATAAACACCTATATTTGGTGTTAAACGTACTCTAACAGTGCCTTGTTGTTTTTTCTCTCCCCAAACAACTTCATCAAGGAAAGCCGAACTTGGCTTTAATCTGCCACCGATCTTCTTACGAGAAAGAACATCCATAAACCATTGAGTTGAAAAAGGCTTTATAGGCTTATCATCGTCTTGTGGCTTGTCTTCTTCTTTCTCTTTTTGAGCTTCTAACTCTTCAAAGCCAAAAATATCTTTGCGTTCCATGAATTGTCTAAACATATATTATATATAATAACCATCAAATGAAAAGAGGAAAACATGCTTCAATTTCGTGAATATGCCCAAATAAGGGAAAATTTGGGATTGGATATAAATAGTCTTCGTGCTATGATACTCAAGGCTTTAGGCGGAAATCCAGAGAATAAAGAAGCATACAATACGCCACTTGTTCAATTTGCCGAACCAGGACAACTAATTCAACGACTTAACTCACTAAAAGGATTAGAGCAGTTGATTACCCAAAGTCCATCCGCCCTTGCCGCACTGGAAAAGGCACAACAAACGAATTTAACGGTCGGACAACTGGCAATGGTCCTTATTCAAGGCAAGTGATGAAACACCCAAGAATTAAAGTTTATTGCAAAAACTGTCGTGAATGGACTGACACCAATATCGTCAGCATAGTAAGGTCTATTTATGGCGATCATGGCGAATGCAGATCATATAAAGTTTTTGGTTGTGCATATTGCTTAACACCACACCTTTCACCCACAGGGAAATTTATTGATGATTACACCATATTATGCAGGAATTACAATGTAGAATGGCCAACAAAGGTAATCAAAGATGTCCAAAAAACCTAATAGAGTTCAGTATTACATAGCTCCAGCTGGGAGAGCAATGACAGGATTTTTGTATCCGCAAAAATTCAACATTATGTGTCCGTATTGTAAAATGGAATCGGGTTGTTCAAGAAGACATCTTAAACTTATTAATTATAATGGTTATTGGTATGATGCCATTGATATGTTCATAATTGACCAAAATTGGTATTCTCAAAATATAAAAGGCAGAAACAAAAAATATTATTGCTGTTCAAGATGCTTGAAATTCCTGATCGGCAACAATAATGGTATTGGAACTTGGATTGATAATTACTTGATTGCAGATTACAATATATTAACCAAATGTCATCTGGTCATAGATAATAGGCCAAAAACAGCCCAACAAGCAGCCAAACAAGTATTTTCTAATGTCGATATACGAGTTGTTAATAAAAATACACAGGCAGTTCGCTCTCAAGGTCATCCTCAACCACAACAACAAGAGTCACAGAAGAAAAAGAAAAAGAAATCAAAAGGTGGCGGAAATTTACCTCAACAACCTCAACAGCCTCAACAAACTAAAAAAGACAAGGAAAAAGATAAGAAGGCAAAATGGGGTGAATGTCCAATATGTCGTGGTTCTGTAAAAAGAAACGGCAGAAGAGATAAAAACAATAAAAGATATAACGTCATTGCTAATCATTTTTCTGGTAATAGACAATGCGGCGGAAGTGAATTATCTTGGGATGCAGTAATAGTATCCAACCACAAAAAAGAAAAATATAAAGTGGTAATAGAAGAAGTTACTGATGGAAAACTATGAGTGATTTGAAATTTAGAATACTATGAGTAATATATGGATTTAACAAGTTGGTTCGGCGATAATCAATTCTTATCAGCCGGTTTTTTATTAATGTTATTGGGTGGCCTTCTGGTATGGCTTAAAAACATACCAGCGCAACTCTATGATTTTTTTGAAAGATGGTTTATCGTCAAGATAGAAATTCTAGACGAAGACGAATCCTATCAATGGATGCAAATTTGGCTAGCTGAACGTCTTAAATCTGCTCTATCCATATCTGTAATTACCAAACGTGGAAGTTTTGATGATAAAGACGAAAATCCTATTATAGACAATAAACCTAAAGTTTATTTTGTTCCTGCTGTTGGTACATATTTTTTTTGGTATAAACGCCGCTTCGTAACACTTAGCAGAGATAGAAAAGATAACTCCACCCATTCCCTATCTCAAATGGTAGCGTCAGACAAAGGTGCATTTAGAACTAAAGAATCCTTTACACTTCGCATCTTTAGTAGAAACAAAGAACTAGCAAAACAACTCATTGAAGAATGTCGTGAATTAGCTTTACCAGATGATGGTAAGGTTGAAATAAGAGTTGCTGTTTATAACTATTGGGTTCTTAGAGATAGAGTAAAACCACGTCATGTATCTAGTGTTATTCTAGACGGCAATAAAGCAGAAGATTTATTAGCTGATATTGTAGAATTTCAGAATAGCCAAAGTTGGTATGAAAGCATTGGTATTCCTTGGAGAAGAGCTTATTTGTTAAAAGGCTCCCCAGGTAATGGCAAGACTAGTATTGTAAAGGCACTTGCAAGCGAACTTAAAATGAATATTTATCTATTAATTTTAAGCGACCCAGACATGACAGATAATAGAATTAATGATCTTTTATCAAAAGTTCCTCCTAGAAGTATATTACTACTAGAAGATATTGATTGTGCCTTTAACTTTAGAGTAAGGTCTAATGGGAAGGAAAGCGGATTAACATTTGCTGGCTTGCTCAATGCGCTAGATGGTGTTGCTACTCCCGAAGGATGGATTATATTCATGACTACCAACCATCCAGAAAAATTAGATGAAGCTCTTATAAGAAAAGGCAGAGCAGATGTCCATGAGGAATTTGCTAATGCTAGTAAAAGTCAAGCAAGAAGATTATTTGAGAGATTTTATCCTAATCACAAGTATCTTTCTAAAGATTTTGAAATAATGATTGAAGATCACCGATATAGTATGGCATCATTACAACATTACTTAATGACTAATAGAAATGATCCATTTATGGCTATTAGAAATATTAAAGATATTGATACTATTCAGATGAACCGCACGATTGATGAACCGCTTGAACAACCTCAAGAATCTCTCCATTTGTTAGAAACGGATGCATCGGAAGAGCAATAAGTAAATCACGAAGATAATATGCCATTGGTGTATCAATTAAGTTTAAATATATTTGACTTTCTGTAATTAAATTAGGCGTTATACTGTAACCTATTTGCTTTGCTATCAACTCACGCTCTAAGTTATCTCTTTCCATTCCTGTACGACATTTAAATTGATATAAGTGATAAATATGTTTTCCGCATGGTTGTTGAGTAGGTCTTTGGTCACTATTAAAATAATCATTGTACTTTTTGGCTATTGCTCTTCTTCTATCATTCCATTCATCTAATTTTGACAACGCATGATAAAGATGCGCAGCGAAAACAGAATCAAGTTTATAATTTCCGCCTAACATATGCGTGATGTTCTTTTCCATACCTTGATTAGCTATTATTCTAATTTTTTTAGATAACATGGAATCATTGGTAAATACTGCACCACCTTGCCCCATTGTTCCTAGATTTCGATTTGGATTAAAAGAAGTAATGGCCGCATCTGCATACCAAGCAACATGATTATGCTTATAAGTCGCACCAACTGAATGAGTTGCGTCTTCTATAAGTAATACCTTGAATGTTCTTGCTATTTCTTGAAACATCTCAAAATTAGGCATTTGGCCAAAAATATCACTGACTATAATTGCTTTGATTTTTTTCTTTTTTGGATGAGTTTGAAGAAGAGATATAACACTGTCTGTATCCATTAAGTAGGTGTCTTGATGAACATCGGCGAATATTGGCAATGCACCTGCTCTTGATAATCCAAAAGCTAATGTAATACTCGCATTATTTGCTACTATAACATAATCTCCATAGCCAATGTTTAATCCTTCGCAAGCTAGCATTATAGCATCTGTGCCACTACTCAGTCCGATAACGTGATTAACACCGAGATATTTTCCTATTGCGTGTTCAAATCTTTCCAAATAGTATCCATTTGTGAATTGGCACTTTCTCATACAATCAAGAACATCTGGCTCAACTAGGTGGGCAATTTCATTATATTGTGAAATTGGGTCAATAAAAGAAATCATAAATTATTATAGATAAATAAAAATATTTTTACTAACTTTGTTACTTTTAGGTTAAAAAATACGTTATATATATAGAGGGTTAATTTACTCTCTACTTTATTTTAACTTATTTTAACAAGGAAAACTATTATGGCTCTCGATTTAAACGCAATTCGCAACGAACTCAATCGCATCTCTTCAAAAGGCAATCAAAATCAAAACTATCTTGAAAACTTTGTGCCAATGCCAGACGGTGAAGGCTCAGTAACTTTAAGACTACTTCCAGCAGCAGAAAATCAAATTCTACCTTTTAGCTCTACTAGAACACATAAAGTAAATGGAAGAAATTTTCATTGCCCAAGAGTACTAGTTGATAATAGATGGCAAGGTGTTTGTCCAATCTGTGACGAACTTCGTAGTATTTGGAAAGATTCTGAATCTGCTCCTTCTAAGGAAGAATCTGAAGCTCTAAAAGCTGAATATGGCAGAATTAAAGCAAATGAACGTTATTATTGGAACGTTATTGTTCGTCAAGTAATAACAAAAGATGGGCAAGTTCTAACCAACGTAGGTCCAAAGATTTGGTCTGTTGGTAAGAAAATGCAAGCCAAGATTCTTCGTGCTATTGAAGGCGATAAGGTTCTTCGCATTCCAGGCTATGGTGATATTACTGACCATATGACAGGTCGTGATATTTGTGTAGTTAAGAGAATCGCAAAAGGTTCTGGAAACTTTACATATCCTAACTATGACGAATCTATGTTCCTAGCTCCAAGTGCCGCCGGAACACAAGCAGAAATAGACAACTGGATGTCTTCACTTCACGATCTTAGCACTCTTCGTAAGGTATTACCTCTACAAGAGATAGAGCAAGCATTAAGATATCATAAAGGTATCGAAGTTGATCCAAACGGTGGATACAACAAAGATTCCGATATGGATGAGGATGAAGCACCAGCTTTCACACCAAAGAAACCAGCCTCTATATTTGTACCGCCACAAGCTCCAGCTAAACCAAAGCCAGTAGCGGAACAAGATGAAGCTGGATTTGACGAAGATTTCCTATCTCGTCTAAGAACTATGTAATTTAATAAGAACAGCACTAGCATCATAAAGCTCAGTAATGTATAGTTATGCGTTATACGATAATCTGGTGCTGTTCTTATTTTTATTTGCGAGAAAAACATGTTTAATAACAATAATAGACTAGAATCACAAGCGTCACGTAAACGATATCTCTACGGAAAACAAATAGAAGATAAAATCGTTAAGTCCCTAGAGACTTATGGTTTGGTCTTTGAAGATGTCGATAGAAATACTGACTGCTACGATAAAATAGACCGATACTTAGTTGTTGAAGGCGGAAAGAAGCCCTGTCAAATTAAATGCCGCATGAGTTATAGTGGCGATGATATCCTCATTGACATTTACGAACCTTTCATGGGTATTGATAGCAGTGACACTAAGCAAGGTAGAGATTATATCGGCAAGTATGAAGTTTATATCGTACTAGCTAAAGACGGCAAAACAATCAGAGTTATTGATGGCATTCGACAAAAAGAAGTCATCGAAGAAGTGCTGAAAGAATGGAGCGGTTATCATTATCAACTCCCTGTGTTTAATAGTAAGTTATACCCAGGTTGTCAGTTGAGATATACTACCGACCGGAACAACAATAGACCAAAGGTATTGATGTTCATAAACCCTAGCATTTATGTTGAGGGTAAAGAGATTAAACTTTATGAGATGAAAGAATAATGCCTACACTAAAAGAAATTGCTGATTTAATTGATGAAGATTTTCTTCGTAGTTTACCACCAAAAGAATTTGGTAAGTACATGGCTCCAATAGCAGAAAGATGGATTAAAAAGAAATTTAAAGAAGAATTAGATGTTGATTTGGAGATTATAAAAGATGAATCTTTACAATATGATCTTATGTCATCTATTGATAAAATGAGATGGCAAATCAAGTTCAGACATCAAACTGCCAAAACACCTTTTGGCGGTCAATTATATACTCATAATTGGCGACAAGTAAATCAGTACAAAATAGGTAATTTTGATTGTATAATTTTTGTGATTTACCACAAGAATGATCGTGAAGACTGGTCAATATGCTTTATTCCAACTTATAAATGTATTGATCCTAATAATCCTTTATACGTGCTTAAAAATATTCCACCGAAATTATTAAAAGAAGGCGCAGAATGGAAAACAGAATTTAACAACTTTAAAAACTTATTTACAAAGGAAAACTAATATTATGAGCAGAAAAACTAAATCAGACGAAATAGAAATTGAAATTGATGACGAACTCTTTAGGAAACTAAGCAAAGGCATTGGAGCAGAAATCCTAGATGATAGGGATAAGAGCGCCTGGCCTTGCATTGACACTGGAGTTCTAGGATTGAACTATATCCTATCCGGTAAGTTTGTAGGTGGTGGTGTCCCAGGCGGTTCTGTTTTAGAAGGCTTTGGAAACTCTTCTTCCGGCAAAACATTATTCGGCACTAATCTTTTAAGAGGTTGTCAGACAGCAGGCGGTATTGCTGTTATGTTAGACGCTGAACAATCACTCTCAAAAGAATTTGCTATTAAAGCAAGCCACGTTGATTCAAAGAAGTTCTTAGTCGTTGTCGCAGACACACTAGAAAATGCTTTCAATCGTATTCACAAAACAATTCGCCAAGTCAGAGAAGAAGTTAAGATTCCAATAGATCGACCACTAGTAATTGTATATGATTCCATTGCAGTTTCACCTTCTGAAAGAGAGTTCGCCGAAGTAGAACTTGATCTAGAGACTGTTAGTAAAGCAGCAATGAAAGAAGCTGGCGCAGGAAGTGATAAGCCTGGTGAAAGAGCTAAGATTTGCTCTAAAGAACTTCGCAAACTTCCACCAGTTCTAGCTAAAAACAATGTAACTATTTTCTTCATCAACCAAATTAGAAGCAAGATCGGTGTCATGTTCGGTGACCCTACGACTACAGCAGGTGGTGGTATGGCACTAGAGTTCTATTCTTCAATGAGAATACGACTATCAAGTTCTAAGCAGATTAAGGATAATCTTGGCAACAGCATCGGTATTAACGTTAATGTTAAGTGCATCAAGAATAAATGTTTTAGGCCATTCATGGAAGTTCGTGGCGTAAGGCTTTTCTTTGATAAAGGTATAAATCCTTTTTCTGGATTACTTGAGTTAATGTTACAAACTGGCAGAATTGAAGCCGTAAAGCCAGCAGGAACTTATAAGATTAAGGAACCTTGGGCTGGTGGACAAGAGATAACCTTCAAGAGCAACAAAGAGCGCAACGATATTCCGGCTGAGGTTTTGTTAAAGTGCCCAGCAGTTGTAGATGCCACAGACGCTTCCCAGGTCCAGTATTACATCGACATGTTCGGCGATGCACTAGTGGAAGCAGATCAAATTGTGGAAGTAGATGTTGAAGGGGATGAGTAATGTTATGTGACGAAAATGATATTAAAATCATTCAATGGATTAAAGATAATGATTTAAAAGAAATGCTTCTATCAGTAATGAAACGGCCAGATGCCTACACTAGATTTTTAACAGGTGTGGGCGGCTGGCATTTTGAGGAAGAATTTTCAAATAAATGTACCGATCTGAAAATTCTTTGTAAAATTGCTCAAAAAGGTTTACCATATGATTTTATTACTGGAGAAAATAAGTGGCGTGTTCAATGCAAATTAACATGTTTAGAACACATTGATTTACGATCCAAAATCAAAAAATCTAGGAATTATAGTTTAGACGCTTTAGATATTTTGGCAATTAAAATGATTAATAAAAATGGCAACAATTATTACATTGTTCCACTACAACAAGCCAAAAGTATACTTGCTAGCGATAAGCACCCTGGATATATTAGAAATTCAATAAATCCTTTCAAATTAAATGATTACAAAAATGCATGGCACTTTTTGAATTGAAAATTAACTATTGCCGTGTAGATATGGCATGAGTAAATTTTATAAATTCGGTAGAGTAGAACCAAAGAATCTAGCACATTTAAAACAACTATCTCGTGAAAAACACGCAACAAGATTGTGGTCACTTCCAGATGCTACAGAATCATCTTGGGATAGTAGACAAAATGGATGGATTGGTGATGTTAAAGATCAAGGGAATTGCGGTAGTTGCTGGGATTTCTCCGGCACAGGCGTTGTAGAAGTAGCTTATAATAAAGCTGGAGTATTTACAGAAAAAATAGTATTATCTGAGGAATATACTCTTTCTTGTGGCAATAACGGCGGCTGTGACGGTGATGACAATACAACCGTTCTAGATTGGGCTAAGAATAAAGGACTTCCAACATCAGAAGATTACGGCCCATATGAAGCTAAAGCAAGTAGATGTCAATATTCATCTGGAATGCTTTTACATAAAATTGATGATTGGGGTTTTGCTGATAGTTCTGACCACAATGGAGTTGCTAGTGTTCAAAGCATTAAAAACGCCATTAAGTATTATGGTTGCGTCGGTGCTGCTATTGCTGCTGATGACGCCTTTATGAACGTACAGCCGGGTCAAGTCTTTAGTGGCAACTATTCAGAAATCAATCACGATATTATGTTGGTTGGATGGGATGATTCTAAAGGCGCTTGGTTACTTCGCAATTCATGGGGTACAGAGTGGGCCGATGGTGGTTATTGTTGGATTAAGTACGGTGCTAATGAAGTAGGCACAGAAGCAGTCTTTGCTATTGTTAATAATCCAAACCCAGTACCTCCAATGCCTCCAGTACCTCCAATACCTCCAATACCTCCAATACCTCCAGTACCTCCAATACCTCCAATACCTCCAGTAATTCCTGGTGATTTGGTACAAGATATAGACCTAGTATTTGCTGATATAGAGGCAAGATTTCCAGACAAGCCAGTGGTTCAAATATTATTACATGTTTTGCAATATGTGATAGATAGTTACGCTAAGAGTTTAGATAAAAAGTAAAATATTTACTATTTAAACTCTATGAAACCACTACTTAGATGGACTATAGGCGGAAACTGCCTTAGAGAAGGAATAGAGTGTCTAGAATACGCCGTAGTCAAAGCACAGCAACTTTATCCAGAAGCAGATCATTGTATTGCCTTTAACAATCTCACCAAGCGTGCTGAGAAATACATTAGAGGCATTGATGGTGTTTCTGTAGTCAATTCACATGAACTTCCATGCATTCTTGAGCCACCACCTGATAGGACTGAGTGGCTTATTTGGCCTCCTAGATTACGAATAGAGGCTCAAGAAATAAGCATGGATAACGATATTATTCTTCTTAAACGACATCCAGTTGTTGACATGTTTTTGAAGAGTGAAAACTTCTTTTTTACAACCGAGTCCCTTAATACTCAACACTATGGCAATTATAAAGATGTTGTCCCCAAGGAAGGTCTAAACGTTAATTCTGGAATGTATGGAATGCCAGCAGGGTTTGATTTTGAGAAGTGGATTATCAATTTCTATATTAAGTATGGACGTAGAGAATATCATCATGCCAATCCTCAAGGGGTTGTTGCGGCTATGATTAAGATGCAGAAGAATTATAGAGCAATATCTAATAAACAAATCATTTTAGCAGGCATTATGAGGTATGTTACTGAGTGGAATGAATTAATAGATAGAGAAGAAACGTTTGGATTGCATTTTACTGGTATAAATAGAGGAATGAGTATTGATGTATGGACGGAGTTTAAGTGGAAGGCAAAGGATGAAGATTTAGAAAGGCTTAAAAAGAAATGGCTATCATATTAACTACTTCTATCTTTATTCACTTACCCAAATGCGGCGGGACATGGGTTAGAGAGGCATTACAAAATGCTAATTTAATAAAAAACAAAACACCCGGCAGTACAAAGCATTCGTCATTAGCAGAACTAAGACCCAAGTTTCCAGAAATGATAATGGGAAAAAAGCCATTTACTTTTGTCAGAAATGCTGTAACATGGTGGCAGAGTAGGTGGAGCGATCCGTATCATCGTGAAAATTACTTTAAAAGACCAATACCAAATTCAGAAAAATGGTGTCCTAATATAAGATGGTTTAATGCAGAAACCATGATAAGGAACGATGAGCAATTTGATGATTTTAACAAATATATTGCTTACATGTTAGAATGGCGACCTGGATTTTATACAGAATATTGTAGGTTTATGACGAATGTAAAAAAGATTGAAATAGGTAAATACGAAAGACTTACGGATGACCTGATTGAAATTCTTTATAGGCTTGGGGAAAACTTTGATGCTAAGACCATCAGAGAAACAGAGATAGCTAATGAAAGCGATCCAGAGGTAAAAAACAAACGATATTACACTTACGAAAACTTAAAAAAACTTATAGAGGCAGAAAAGAAGATATTGGAACAATACGGATACTCAACCAACACGGATGATTATATTCACTTGGTAAGATAAATGTATCACGAGTACATAGACTCAATCTTAAAAATCTGTAAAAACAAATCTTTCAAGGTCAACTATAAAATCCTTGGCAGCTTTAGGTTCTATTATATTACGTTAAATGAAGATAAATACGACAAGACCATTGTATTTTCTTCTGGTATTCATGGCGACGAAATAGCAGGCCCGCACGCTGTTAAGAAATTTTTATTGGAACATGACGAATTAAAGCATCGGGTTATACTGTTTCCAGTAGCTAATCCTTATGGATTTGATAAGTGCATTAGGTTCAACGCACTCAATCAAGATATTAACAGAAATTTTTGCGACCCTCACTTAACTGGAGAAGCTAAAGTTATTTATAATGTGTTGAAGAGGGTAAAACCTGATTTATTTGTATCTTTACATGAATGGCCAGCTAAAGATGGATATTACATGTGGTGTTCCGAGAAGGAAAAAAAGGAAAAACTACAACAAATACCAGAAATAGCCAGTAAATATTTTAAAGTTTATGACAGCAAAAAGATTAATGAAGAGGAAGCTAAAAAGGGTATAATTTGGCATCCAGAAAAAGATTATGAAATTAGGTCTAGTAAATGCACATTAGAAAACAAAATGTATAATAGTGGAGTACATTATATGTGTATAGAAACACCTAATAAGGGTGATTTAGATAAAAGGGTTAATTGTAAGTTTGATATAATGAACTATATATTAAAAAATTATTATGGATGAAAGAGAAGAAGAAATAGAGTTAGTTATTGTAGAAATGTATCCATTACCAAAATCAGGGGAACATCTAATAATCAGAGGGTTCGGAGCTAAAGTTTTAAGCACATTATATCCTAATGTTTATATATTGCCTGACTTTGCACAACATCCTTATTACGTTAACATACAAGATGTTGTTAGAGCAAAACCCAAAAAGAAGAAGTTGCCATTTACACAAGATGATTTTATAGACTAGGAGTAAGCATGTTAATATTAGAAAATAATAGTTTTAAGAATGAAGTTTCTCAAGGTTTAGTATTTGTAGATTTCCACAGTATAGGCTGCGGTCCTTGCAGAATGATGGAGCCTACGCTAAAGGCATTAGATGAAAAAATGAAAAATATTAAATTTGCCAAAATTGAAGCTAGTGATGGTGAAGATGTATTTATTGCTTATGGTATTAGTCACGTACCAACATTTGTATTGTTTAAGGAAGGAAAAGAAGTTGGTAGGAGGAGTGGTTTAATGAGTATGGATGATACTGAAAAGTGGATTAATGAGAGGCTATTATAATATGGAACCTTATTCATTTTTAATTGGTTGGGCAATAGGCGCATTAATGGTTAATATTACCTGGGGAATAATCTGTTATATAAAAAGAGGCAATTTGCAGTAATGTCAAAATTCACAAAAGATTACGGCGATGGTGCTTTATTATATTATAATCCAGAGTTTCTTTCTAAAGAATTAAGCAATAGTTATTTCACTGATCTTAGAGATAATTGTATATGGTCACAAAAAGCGGTTAAGATTGCAGGAAGAGAAGTAATGCAACCTAGATTAACTTCCTCTTATGGAAATGAGGGAATTACTTATTATTACTCAGGTTCAACTAATAAAGCAATTCCTTGGACTAAGACTTTACTAGAAATAAAACATAAAATAGAAGACATTACTGGCAACTTCGGTTTCTACAATTATTGTCTGCTTAATCAATATAGAAATGAAAAGGATTCTGTAGGCTGGCATACTGATGGTGAGAAGAACATGAATGCTGCCATGATAGGTTCTTTATCACTAGGAGAAACTAGAAGATTTATAATTAAGAATATTGCCACAAAGGAAGTAGAAATATTTGAAGTTAAAAATGGTTCATTAATTGTGATGGCAGGAACATTTCAAAATAAATTCGTGCATGAAGTACCTAAAGAAACAACTCCTAGAAACATGCGTATTAATTTAACTTTTAGACAAATTAAATCTATTTGATAAACTATGGACTATATATTTAAAAGGAGTTATTATGTACCCACGGACAAAACCAAGATTAAAATTTGATGTAATTTCACCCTTACGTGCAGGTGGTCCACCTTTGACATCACCTACGTCATCGTCTTCTTCGTCTTCTTATTCTTCGTCATCCTCGGCTTCGTCTTCTTATTCTTCGTCATCCTCGGCTTCGTCTTCTTATTCTTCGTCATCCTCGGCTTCGTCTTCTTATTCTTCGTCATCCTCGGCTTCGTCTTCTTATTCTTCGTCATCCTCGGCTTCATCGTCTTCTTATGGACCTTGCTCTTTGTGGAATGATACATTTACCGATTCTGATGGAACTAATTTATCATCTCACACACCAGATACGGGGAGTGGTGGATATTCTAATATTGCTGGAAATTTTGAAGTTATAAGTAACAAAATACAAGTTGTGGGAACTACAACTAGTGGTGCAATATACAGCTTTGACCCAGGAGTTGTTAATACAACAGCCAAAATAGATTTCAATTTTGTAAATACTGGTGATTCTGATTTAAGATTTGTTTATTTTGGATTTAGATTTACTATTAGTGTGGTGGACATCATGGCTGGTATCGGTAGAATAGGTGGAAATTGGACATTAATTGTACAAGACCCATCTACAGGACTTTACTCTGCAAATTATTCCATACCCATTACAGCAAATACTTGGTATACCTTGTCAGCTACTAATGATGGTTCTCATGTTACAGCAACCATAGGGTCACATAGCGTTAGCTTGACAACTAGTACAAATTCAACAGAGACCGCAATGTTATTACAAGCTCAATCTGGAAGTTATGGAACTGGTGGGGTATTGCTTAATAATCTTTGTGTAAATTAAGGTTTAAATATCATAACTGTAATACCACTATAAACCCCTTTGAGTTTAAAGCCTAGACGTGTTAGTAATGGAATTAAGTTTCTATTAACAACTTCGGCTTTAATATAAGAAGGGGTATCTCTACTCCTTCCATCACTATCCCAATGAAACATGGACATTGCATAATCAATAAGTTTTTTGCCATATCCTTGTTGTTGAAACTTGGGGTCTACAACTACATCAAAACTAAACTCTTCTTGATTCCAACCAGTGAAGAGAGCTCCTACAACTTTATCTCCTTCAAGACCAACAGCGGCTAAGTCTTTATCACTAAGAATGCGAATAGGAGATGCTTTAGCTAATGCCCAAGCAGCATTGGCAACTTGATATTTGTCGAAGTCACTATCACCCATATCATCCATATCATCACCCATAGCGATGATTTCGATATTCTCTATAAACTCTTTAAAGGTCATATTCTATTTATTTGAGGTACTTCAATTTATAGAGCAAATGGTACGTGGCAGCTGTCATTTCATCAATAATATTATCCAAGTGAGAATCTTCTTCATTGATTAAACTGTGGGAAGATTTGATTATGTCAGCTATATTGGTGAAGTAATTGACTGGATTAACGTCATCATCAATAGAGATTGTGTCTTTATAGTTTAATAGTCCGTATTGTCCCTGGTAGACTTCAACGAATACGTCTATAAGACCATTCATTTCGTCGTAGTATTCGCCTAATGCTTTGTGTTGAGCAAAAGATTTGGTTTTTAGGTGTAGAACGTGAGCATTAAGACGTGCCTCAAAAAGTTTATTAACAAATGAGGCTACGGCAGTGATTGATAGTGTGAATTTCTTTTCCATAATAATATAATATTATTACTATCACTTATTTCCAAAGAAAATCTCCCAACTGCGCTTCCTGTTGCGTATTGGATAAAGATTTTCAATCCCAGGCTTAGATGGCTTTCTTAGAAGTTTCATATCTACTTCACTAAGAAGATGATCCTTTTTCCTCTGATTACAAGCGAAGCAAGCCACCACACAATTCTCCCAGCCGTTCTTTCCTCCTCTAGAACGTGGAATAACATGATCCATAGAATCAGCCCCTTCTGCACCGCAATACTGACAGGTTCCTTGATCCCTTTTAAAGAGATTTCGCCTGTTGAAGTTTAGTTGGTTTTTCGGTATGAACTTATAGCGCTTCGCAATGATGATTTCTGGAACCCTGTAAACTTTACCGAAACCACCTGCACGAAGTTTAAGTTCATCTTCTTTTACAGGTACTTCTTCCCATTGGCCCCAGCTATACTCTTGCGCTATGGTATTTCCGTTTTCATCCATGCCGATATCAAGAATGCTCGCTTTGGGTAGTATCTTCCCGTGCGAATCCTTAAAATCTCCAAAGAGCATGGTAAGGGCATCTTGGACAGTAATGGTTGAGATTGGAACCCAAAGTTGATTTAACACAAGGGTTGGCTCTCTAAGCACGTCGATCATTGTTTTTCCCTTTGAAGTTGATACTGTCCCTTTCTCAGCTTTTTAATAATATACCCTTTTTCTATTAATTCAAGTCGGCTTCGTGTAATATGGTTACATAGGGCGGCTTTAGATAGATCAAACTCTGAGAATTTATTTTCTAAATCCTGCAAAGTTACTATTTCTCCCTTTAAAAAAACGTCATTTACATATTCTGCAATTATGGTAGCTTGTATTAAGAGTTTGCGGCGTGTGCGTTTTACGTCTATTTCTGGTTTAGTTAATTTAATTTCTTCCAATTCATAATCTGGCTTTGGGTGACTTCCATGACTGCAAATAGATTTCGCAAGTTCATCAAGGTTCAAAACTTTAATATCATGAGCCTTTACAACAGAAATTTCAGCACTACAGGTCTTTGCAAACTCAACAAGTTGCAAATAGTTATTTTGATGAGTGAAAAAACAACGTTCGTCGTCGGTTTTCAACATTAAGTAAGATTTATCCATATTTTTTCCTTTGAATTGATGGTAGATATTGTACTCTATTTGCCGGTAATTATCAACTAAATTTTGGGCTTTATTTGTTTTTGCTATTTGGTTATACTTGGCTCTGTGAATTTATTAAGCAAACAAAAGGGAGACAAAGAATGGGCGAACCGATGAAGAGAATTGGCAAACTTCCTTACTTGTCGTTCTGCTATGAGCGTCGTTTCGGCATTGAGCTTGAAATTAACGCTTTTGACGGCAAAAACCGACCAGATCAGGGACAAAAACCTGCTGGAATCGACGATGTTGCCATGATTGTCGCCAAATATTCGACAGAAGGTACGGATATTCGTGAGTGGGAACACACTCACAATAACGATGTATGGGTTATTAAACCGGACTCAAGTTGCGGTATGGAAGTCTGTACGCCCATTTATAAGGGTGCAACTGGCCTTGGTAAAGTTTGTAAGGTGGTTGAGGCATTCTACAGCAGTCCAAAGATTAAAGTTGATAACCGTTGCAGCGTGCATATTCACGTTGAAGTTGCCGATTTAAGCGAAGAGCAACTTGGTTCGACAATCGCTTGGTGGTTGAAATGTGAACCTCTGTTCATGGATAGTGTACCTCCGCATCGTAAGCGTAACCGATATTGTCAGTACATGGGATTCAATAATATTGTCCAATGTGAAACAAAGATCAGCGCCAAGGAACTTATTCGCAAGGTTGGTAATGTTAAATACCACAGCATGAATACCAAACAACTTCTTGCTGGTGGAAGAAAGACTATTGAGTTCCGAATCATTGAGGGTGATGGTTGTAAAGACCCTTATTTGATTAAAAACTGGACAAGATTGATTGTCCACTTTGTTGAAATGACATGTCGAAAACCTTTCCCTGAACCATATCAGGAAGGCAATCCAATGTCTGGTTTCTGTTGGCTTGATCCACAGGACGTATTTAAAGTTTTGGGATTTGACCCAACCGAATATGAAATCTCACCAGGATTACAGCAAACTCGAAACTGGTTCATGGCCAGACTTCAACATTATATGTCCAAAGACCTTCACGAAGGCTACCGCCAGTTCGCTTATTCAGAGTTCGTGAAGATGTTGGACGAATACAAAAAAAGTGGTGTTACAATTACACCAGAAGATCATCTCTTTCCTGCAAGTGATCTTACTAAGGCTCTTTACAGTGAAGATTGTAAGGTGTAACCATGATTTATGGAAAAGAAGGTAAACAACACCATCTTTGGTGCAATTATGCCACCAAAGATGGTCCTTGTAAACAATGTGATCGCCTGTACCGGGAATATCCGATTATAGGTGATTAGAAGGCAATGACGGATAAATACTTTCCAGATACAAAAGTGGTTATGCAGACAAAATCCTCACCCCGCTAGTATTGATATGGATAAATTCTCCATTGTATGTTATAATCAATTCTGTTGTTCCAATAAGGATTTCGCCATTTTGGGGGATAATGAACTCAACCCACGCACTAAATCCTTCTTTTACTAACTTAAAGCGTGAAAACTTGAGTTGAACACCAGAACAGAATTTCTGGTTAGACTGAACAATTTCAAAGTCAGCAGAACTAACTAAGGATAGGATATATGTAGTAAAGGATTTAATTTCAATAAACGAAACCCAATTTCGGATCAGTAAATTTTCTAAATTTTCACACAAAAACATAATGAGGGCTTTATGAAAGGCAACAGATTTTTCGATACCATAAAAGAGTATTCCCGTAAGCTATCTGATGATGATTTGTATTTTATAGCAACAAGATTAGCTCAAAGAGTAGGATCAGATGTCGGTGACGTTATAGAGTTCATGCAAAGAAATCAAGACGTAGATTATTGCTTGAGCGGAAGTAAAGATGCTAATGATTTCTTTGACATGATAGATGCCATTGATAATATCATTCAGAATGAATTTAAGCGCCGTGAGAAAAAGTAATGCTTCGTGACGCTGCAATAAGAAGTATGTGTCCAAACTGTTTTCAGCCTGGGTATATACCAAATGGAGTTTTTCATTATTGCGGTGATAAAACTATACAATGCAAAGAGTGCGGCAAAGACATGCCAAAAACAATAGAGTTGCCATATAGGTTTACATGGCACAAAGGCGGTCTGCCGCATTTTATTGTTGGTTGGCAGACAACAGTAGGTGCTTTATATACTACTTGTTTAGTTATTCAAGGCGGTCATGCAAAGGATGCAGTCACAATTTTATCAAGACAAGAAACAATAAAGTTGTTAAAGGTTTTGAATTTAAGTGCGTTGCAAATACCAGGATATAAACCGCCGTTGAGGGAATTACCTATGGAAGAAACCCCAGCAGTTATTCAAAAAGTTAAACTACCATACCCAATCCAATCAACTGCCGCAGCCGCTTTTCTTCTCTACAGTCCAGAAGAGTATAATTTACTGACTGAGGAAGAAAAAACAGCAATGCGTTTAGACGAAAGACTTCATATTGAGGGTTGGTCTGAAAGTAATGAGGGATGTCTTCTTATTAGCGATGATGGTGTGTTTACTACTCTGACAAAAGAAGAAACATTAGAAATATTAAAATGGACTGGACTTCATCCTAAGAATATTCCTGGGTATAAAGAGCCACTTAAAAAGAAGAAAAAGAAAAAAGAAGAGGAGTTGGGAGAACGGCCAGAAAGGGTTGAGTACGTTTCGTTTTTGGAGTGGGAACAATTTCAAAGATGGAAAGAGCGAAACACAGAAATAGAAGAAACTTCTGATGAAATCCTTAGTGAGTTCAAAAGCCTCATTAATACGGTTACATCTTCGTATTCAGAATTTGATGGTGATTTCGACGATTTGCTAGAAAATATTCGTAAGTTACCAAGAGTAATTCGCTACGTCCGTTCTGGTGAAGAACCATCTATGGATATGGATGATGATAATCTGTGTTATTTCGATGAGTCTCAACTGATGAATCCTTCTTGGGTAGGTGTTAAGGCCCATGATAGATTTGCTAAAAGAAAACTAAAAGTCACAGTTGTCATTGAGGATATAAGCGATGGCAAACTTTAATGAAGACCTAGAATTAATTGAGTTCACCTTTCGCAGAGACGAATTTAAGCGTGGTGAAAAAGTGTTTTCAAAAGACCATGAATTATATGGCGAAATAATCGACCGTCATCCATTTGTGCCTGATTCATGGATGGCCAGTATAATGCAGAAAAACGGCAAACGATCTACTACTACTATTCATAGAGATAAAATTATAAAATGTCCACAGTCATAAAAATACATGAAAAAGAACCAGTCAGCACAAGCCAATTCACGTTAGCAAAATTTCCATTCGAGAATTTTACGCCAGTACAAACTAGCCTTCTTGATGTTTATAATCAAGACGCTAATTGCATTGTAGCGTCATCAACAGGCAGCGGCAAGACCGTTTGCGCTGAACTATTCATGGCACATAACGTTCGTGTTAACAAAAAGAAAACAATCTACCTTTCACCACTCAAATCTTTATCTCAAGAAAAGATAAATGAATGGCTTGATGCTCAACATCATTTCTTTGATTGTAATGTCTCTATCTGCACTGGCGACTATAGAATTACTCCTGCTAGATCAAAAGAACTACAAGAAGCAGATATAATCATCATGACCAGTGAAATGTTAAATTCACTGTCTAGAAATTATAAAGCAGAAAAGAATGCATGGCTAGAACAAGTTGGACTAGTGTGTATTGATGAGTGTTTATCACCTAATGCTTTAATTGACACTGACAAAGGTTTAATTTCTATTGGTAAAATTATTGATGAAAATTTAAATGTGAAAGTTGCATCATTCAATCATCAAACACAAAAAGTTGAATATAAAAAAATATTAAATAAAATTAAAAAGTATAGAAGAAAGAAGTGGCTCTCCATATATTATGATGAAGGCAATATTTCTGTAACACTAGATCATTTGGTTTGGTGTGAAGATAAAGGATATATTGCGGCTAGACTATTAAAAATTGGAGACATAATTTATGTTCGTAGAATTAACGCAAAGAGAAAAACAAGTAATACTAGGAACTTTGTTAGGCGACGGTTCAATGCAACTTCTTCCTCACAAGAAATCTGCAAGGGTAAGAGTAAATCAATCAGAGAAACAAAAGACTTTAACAGAGTGGAAGTACAAAGAATTGAAGAGATTGGTTGGAACCCCTCCAAAAATAGTTCTCAACGGCGGATATGGAAAAACTTCCTGCCGGTTTTCGACATTATCTCTAAAACCTCTTGTAGAACTTTATTATTTAACTCATTTAAACAACAAAAAACAAATAAACACGAACTGGCTATCTCTAATAATAGACCCAGTGGCATTAGCAGTTTGGTACATGGACGATGGGAGTCAGGCAAGAAGTGCAATGTACATGCATACGGAAGGGTTTTCCAAAGAGGAAGTAGAAATACTAACGGACTGGTTAAAAACTCAATGGAAGATAGAATGTTGTATATATCCAACGAAAAACTATTGGAGAATAAATTTTTCAGCGAATGGGAGAGACAGATTTCAAGACATTATCAAAACGGAGGTAATACCAGATATGTCTTACAAAATGATTCCAATGATGGAGAAAATATATTGTTCAATGTGTGGAACATTGTGCGAAGTAAACAGGCAGAGATTTACAAAAGAAAAAAGAGTTTTACTTTGTGGGGACAAGGATTGCTCAAAGAAACTAAAAAGAATGAGCAGCAAAATATGGGCATGGAGAAAAGCTCACAATCAATCTGTTGCGACTTAGAAATAGAAGACAATCATAATTTTTTTGCTAATGGTGTTCTTGTTCACAACTGCCACCAAATAGGCGATGAAGAAAGAGGCTCACATCTAGAATCTGGCATTATGAAATTCTCTGAAATGAATCCTGCCAAATATGTTATGCTCTCTGCCACAATGCCAAACGTTGATGAAGTAGGTAAATGGGTAAATCACTTAAACGGCAAACCAACATACTTAATGGAATCTACGTTTAGACAATGCGCTCTTAATATACACTATGAACCATATTGGGATGAACCTTCTAGTTACGAAGAAACCGAACGAAGGAAAGTTCATCTAGCTGTACAACTTGTCAAGAAATATCCAGAAGATAAGTTTATATGCTTTATACATGGCAAACGTATAGGCGCAACACTAATGAGATTTCTAGAATCAGCAGGAGTTCGCTGTGAATATCATAATGCAAATATTGATAAAGAAAAAAGGTTGAAGATAGAAAAAGATTTTAGAGAAGACCCTTCCCTTCGTGTTGTAGTGGCCACATCAGGACTAAGCCAAGGACTTAACATGCCAGCCAGAAGGGTTATTATTCTAGGAGTTCATAGAGGATTGTCAGAAGTTAAAACTCAAGAAATTATACAAGAATGCGGAAGAGCAGGCAGACCACAATATGACAAAGAAGGCGATGCTTACATCTTACTGCCTAGAAGAAAGTTTGAGCAACATAAAAAACGTCTACAAGAACCTGTGTATATTCAAAGCCAAATGCTAAATGATAAAGTTCTAGCCTTCCATATTGTCAGCGAAATACATCATAGAGCGATCAAAACTACTAATGATGTTTATGAATGGTATGGTAGAACTCTAGCTCATTTCCAAAAACAACAATTAGACGTTGAGCGTGTTGAACAAATAATGAAAAACTTAATCTATTCTGGATGTATTAGGTTAGAGAATGGAGAGTACAGCACAACTCCAATAGGTACAATCGCTAGCATGTTTTACTATAGTCCATTTGATGTTGCTGACCTACACAAAAACTTCAACAATCTATTTAAAGTAGGCATGGCTGATTCAGATAATTGGTTGGCAATGGCTCTTGGCAATATAGAAACACATAGACTTGCTATTGTGAATACAGTAGAAAAAGAAGAACTCGATGGTTTTATAAATGAAGTCTTTAGTGATAAAATAGAAAGAACTTTATGCCCAAGGTCATTCACGATGGGCGCAATGAGAGCAGGATATTGTTACAAGCAATTACTTGAGGGTTATTACTCAAAGAATCTTAGCAATATGATGAAACAACTTCAAATGGACTTTGGAAGAACGACAGAGATATTATCGGCGATTGATACAATGGGTACTAAGTGGGGACAAACACAATTTTTTAAAGACTTGAGTTTAAGAATTGCCTATGGAGTACCGCCAGAGTTAGTGGACTTAACTAAGATAAAAGGCATTGGTAAAGTTAAAGCTGGTAAATTATTTAATGCTGGATTTAAATCGCCCAAAGACCTTACTGTAGAGGGTGTTACAAGAGCCTTAAAATGCTCTAAAAAGGTGGCAGAAGAGATTGTCGGCGATGCTAAGAAGAATAAACCTGATATAATCTTTTAATCATTTTTCTTTTATTATCTTGTGATAAAATCGACCAATAATTACCAAAATGAGATTTGAAGTCATTTAACAAATCTTGGAAGTTAGAAAATTGATTTTTTAGAGCCATACGTCCTTTAGTTAAAAACCATGCATTTGTTTCCATATTATTATTTATATAAATTTTGTTATAGATTTTGTTTATGGCGTCGATCTTTAATTCTTTACCTAGGACTTTCCTATTAAGTTTATCAGAGGAATCGTCTGAAATCCTATTAAATCTTTGACCTAATTTATCATGGTCTAGCAAATGTATAATTTCATGAAATAGCGTATTTAGATAATCGTCTTTTCTGCTTTCAAAAATTTGCATCATTTTTTGATGAACAACTTTTGCTTCTTTTTTAATTTTGCTATTCTTACGTTTTTCACTTGGTAAGGAAGAAATTCTTAAATTGTATTCATAAGGAAAATGATAAAAGTTTCTTAAATCTGAATGTAATTTATTAAATTCTTGATCGTAAATGTATATTTTAGTATCAAGATATTCTCCTCTTAATTTGCCTGTTCCGTTTTGTATAGAGAATGCTCTGCCGGAGTATTTGGGTGGATTTTGTTCATATACTCTACAACTATTTCTCCATTCCATAAATTTTTCGTGGTCATTAACTTGTTTTGGAAGAGGGAAATAAATGGCAAATAAGTTGTTATAATAGACTTCTAGCTGTTGTATCATTTTGGCAGCAATACTAGAAGCTAGTTCTATCTTCTCTTTATCTTCTCTCTCTAAGAGATAATTTTTGAATCTCATTTCTCTCATAAATTTATATATGTAAAAACTACTAAATAAGGAATGGACTTTAAAAAGTGGCTAAATGAAGTAACTGCCGATCCATCTTATAATCCATTAGCTAGAAAGGTATATCGTAACCAAGGTTCTAAACCATATCTTTCTAACTCTAAGGTTTTTCATGTTGATGGCGGGAAAATAGTAGATGGATATCCTCCAAGCGGAACGTCTTTTCACGCCTATTATGAATTGTACCCACGCTCTATTCAATTACATAATGTAGACCCATCTAGTAAAGAATTTAAGCAGGTCGTTAAGTACCTAAGAAAGTTCATACCTAAAATTGATGATTTTGATGTATCACTAATGAGTCTTTCCCACCCAGAGACGGGAAATAGAAAAAAGTATTATCACAAAGTTAGTTATTGGATCGGACAGAAAAATACGGATATTAATCCAAGACAACCACTTCCAGAATTTTTGTATCATGGAACGTCAACAGAACTTTGGTATTCTGGTATTAAGAAAAGAGGATTAATGCCTAGAAATATGAATGCTTCTAGTGCTGCTGGCTCTTATGGAGCTAGTGGCGCTTTAAGTCATGGCGATAAAGTATATCTATCCGTACATCCAGATATGGCAGCTAGAAGTGCCGCTAGACAAGCCAGTTCTGCTCATGGAGGACAGCCTCTTATATTGAAAATTAGCACTAAAGGATTGGATGTAGATAAGTTTACTGGTGATGAAGATATGGATAGAGAATATCAATCAACTGTGAAACTAGCCAAAGAAAAAGGGCTAAGAGTTCCATCATTTGCTAGAGTATCCCAAAGTAGAATGGGCAGCGTGGCTTACATTGGTCGTATTCCAGCAAGTCTTATACAGCCATTTTTAATAGCTAAAAAAGAACAAAGTGGAATGATTGCTAAATGGGATCAATTTAGCGATGTAGAACAAGATGAACATGCTTTAACTAAGAAACTTAAACAAGGTGGTTGGTTTAGTTCTTATGATTCTCCATATTTTTATGCACTAGTGGATGAGGGAATATTAAAATCAACAGAAGAAGATAGACATCATTTTGAGGTTGCTGATCCCTCTAGTATTACAGATAAACAAGTGAGAGATTTAATTAAAAGATCACCTTGGGTAATGGATGCCCACGCTATTGCTAAAGACCTGGGAGATTGGGGAAGACAACTTAAAAATTTACACTATAGTCCAACAAAAGTAGAAGAACCAAATCTTCAAAAGATTATTGATCTTCTGGTTAATGCTGGCATTTACCACATTCAGAAAAATACTCCACCATACAGAGATTATCTATCGTATGATTCTTGGGGAACAACAGAAAAAGCAATTAAGTTGGGCAAAGAATTGTACAAAAATAAATTGTCATATCATGATTTGTTGAGCGCTATTGACGAAATCAATAAAAAATACAGACCAGAGTAGTAAAGTTTATTCAATTTGATATAATATATCACAACTTAATTTTCTAAAGGTGATGTATGAGCAAACACATAGGACGAAAATCGCAGTGGATAGAAGTATCGGCTACAAGATTCAACGGGGCTAATGGCTTTGTTGAGTTAAATCAATTCGGGATGTGGAATGCAGTGCTTGTGTTCAAAACACGTCCACCACTCGCTCGTAAAGGACAACCTATTAAAGAATCCCGTCCTTGGCGACGAACAACTAGACATGCTGGCGAATGGAAGAGAGCAAGACAGGCAATGATGGCAGTTGAGAATGCTGTTGAAAAACTTATTGCCGAAAAGAATCCTGATTATTTGATTTGAGGTATTTATGTGGAATAAAATCAGTGAAGGTCTTATGTATTTATTTTTCTTAGCCGTTATTGGACTTCTCGGATTTTTACTCTTCATAATGCTAAGCAGTTGCGCAGGTTGCATTAATATCATTACAAACAGGTGATTTATGAAACATTATGTTTGGGATAGATTATGTAAGGTTTGTCAATTTTTTGAACTGCGTGATCTTTGGCTTCGCTTCGTTAATCTTGATTCCAAAGAAAAAGCTGATGCTGTCCTTACACCAATTTATTTGATAATTGCTATAATTACATATTTTATTTTTCCTTGGGATCAATCATTCTTCAATCCAGAAACTATAGGCGGATGGTTATTCTGTTTTATAGTGAAAGTAATTGGTTCACTCCTTTGGCCCATTCTATGGTTTTTTAATATTATGACTTGGAGAATAAAATGAAACATCCCAAATATATCAAGAAGCCATATGGTAAGTTTCTTCATCCTGCTTCTATAAAATACTATCTTACAAAGATGAAGATATCTTCGTCTAAAAGATGGAATAAGATGGACGTAGCGCAACTCTTAAATAAAAAATTATCCTCCTAAATATAAAAAAGGAGGGAATATGGATAACAGAACATTCGGAGAGAGGGTTGCTGATAACGTTGCTTCATTTGGAGGGTCTTGGTATTTTATAATATCATTCACCGCCGTTTTGGTTGTCTGGATTCTTTTAAACACTTTAGCATTCTTCAATTTTCTTGCTTGGGATGAACCTCCATATATCCTTCTAAATCTAGTCCTGTCTTTCATAGCCGCATTTCAAGCACCATTTATTATGATGAGTCAAAACCGAGCGGCAGTTAAACAAGATGAAGTTTATAGAGCATTCTTTATGGAGATTAAAGACCTTGTAGAGCAAGATATATTTCATACTAAAAATCACTATGAGTCTTTAAAGTTAATAGATGCTCTAGAAAGAAAGCATAACAAAAAATTGAGTCGTATAGTTGATTTGTTAAAAAAGATACATCCTGAATACAAAAAAGAGATTGAAGAAAATATTAAAAAGGATTAATCATTCAAAGTTGGATCATTTGGAGACTCCACTTTAATTTTTTCTGAATCTAAATCGTATTGCACCCTGATTTGTTGAATAGGTATTTCGATTTCATCTCCGTCTATCATTGTTAGTTCGTGTTCCATTTTTTCCCACCAACAACGATCATTCGGTTTTACCTTCAATTCAAGATATTCACCTTCATGGAGTACAGTTACCCCACAAACACTTTCTACTGGATTATAAAGTTTACAATTCTTACATATTTTTCTTATTCTTTTTTCCATTTTTCTTCTCTTTTTCTTCTTCCCAATCATCTATTGACAAAGGAAATTGTCTAGTTTGTCCACCTATTGGTAATCTTTGTGCGAAATGAGCAACATCGCCTGTAGATGTGCTGGTTTCTGTTTTTACTCTATTTTTTAACCAATTATTGAAGCTAAAATCCATATTTCACCTTATCTTGGGGCCATTACTTGTTGTGCTGGACCGGCAAAGTCTGCTCCCTGGAAGTTATCTGGTTCTAACAACTTTTCAAAAACATTACGTGGAATTACGAATTTTTGTTCACCACCATCATCATTATTATCTAAGTCGATTTCATCATCTACATCATCCATATTAGTAAAATCAAGAGGATTTCTAACTAATTTTAAAGTAACTGTAGAATCATCAAATTCATCGACATAAAAAGTCATAGGACCAGTAAAAACTTTACCATCCATTTTGATTCTTTTGTTAGCGCCGACAGTAAAAGGCATTCCAGCCCATAATTTCTTTGGGATTCTCATTTGTTTCTTCATTGTGTCAAGAAAGCCAGGCGCAGCAGAATTGTCTTCTCTAAGTTTTTTCTTGAATCCTGCAAAAAAGTTCATCATAATCATTATTTAGATTTTTGAACTGCATTTTCTGATGGTGGTAGGTATTATTTTGCCTCTATCATCTATTTCTGCCATAAAGGTTTCGCCAAATATAACATCATAGAAATTCAAAAATTCTTTACGAATTATTGTTTCGAGCGATCCATTATCATTACAACACACATACGACGTGCCAAGCTCGCATGAAACAGTTAGCCGTTCTGGATAGGTGTTAAGGTCCATAATGCTATTTTAACATATCCATCAATTTTGTAAATACAGAATCCCAATCCCCCTGTTTATTTTGCCTGATGATTGTCATAGATGAATACCAGGGCGTTGTTTCCTTTGTTCCCCACTTGAAGTCGTGATTATAAGAAAGAAGTAAATATGTTCTTTTGCCCAACGCACCAGCTAAATGAGCTACAGCCGTATCTACAGTTACAACAAAATCTAATTGGTTTATAAGTTCAGCGGTATCTGCAAAATCCTTGATTTTTTTATTAACAAATTCAGATTTTCTAGTCATTAAACTAATCAATTCTCCATATTTAGCTAATGGCAAAAAATCTGTAGGTTTACAGAATCTATCTATAAAGTGTCCCGGCTTTCCCGCCCAAGCAACACCAATTCCTTTTGTTCTATTACTTTTTGGAGCAATTAAGTAAGGTTCTCCAGTAGGCTCTTCAATTTTTAGATAATATGCTAGACTACACACTGGAGAAACATAGTTGCATTTCCGGTTGTTTATATTAAATTCCTGTGATTTTAATAGATTGTATACGCATGGATGGGTAATAATATCACAATCTAAACCTTTCATAAACCTGCAATATTGAAACAAATCACCGAAACCTTGGTCTTGATATATTAATACTCTGCTTTTCCCGTCCCAATCTAATTCCTTAAATTGCTTGCGACTGGCTATAGCATCTTTATTACCCTTAAATCTCCATTCTAATTCCTTCCAGGCTTCCTTCCAGCGATTAGTAAAGCCCAAATAGCATCCGTATTCCCAATGAGCTTGAGCATCATTAGGATTTAATGCTATTCTTTCTAGAATTTTATCTAACACAGGTTAAATATAGTATGAGATTCAGTAACTTTATGTTTTATGAAATGGCAATGAGATCAGGTAATAATCTAGCATTACATACACAGCCTGGTTTTGTAGTATTATTTGAACCTAGTTGGCAATGGAAAAAAGCATTTAGAGAACAAGAAATGGATAATGTTGAAAATATAGTGTTTGGTGTTATGGAAATGAGAGATAACACCATGTACAAAAGCTGGGAAGTGGATGCTGTATATGCACAACAAGGATACGGTCCATTTACTTATCTTGTTGCAATGTCTACAGTATACCCTGATGGATTGTCACCAACTAGAATAAAAACACAAATAACACCTGCTGCAAAAAGGATATGGACTGAATTTTATTCTGGACAAGGACAAAAGTTAGTCGATCCAATACCACTTGAAGGAGCAAAGCATCATGAAGAACCTTATATGAATTGTAAGTATGTTATTAAAAGTCCAATTAATACACAGCCAATGATACAAAAGGCAAACGCTTTCTTTCGTCAAGATAGAACAGGAACATGGAAAGACTTGTTTGAAGAAATGACTAATGGATTACTTAAATCAAAAATGGCGGACATATATGAATTTTAAACAATGGTTAGTAGAATCTGTAACAGTATCAGTAAAAGATGCAATAAACGAAGACCCACCTTCTAACATCTATGATCTCTCTACATACATCAAGGAAAAACTTAGAGCAATACCTGGATTTAATGATGGCACAAATCCCGAATTATTTACAATAGATGGTTATGCTACTGATAGTCCAGAAGGCGTATTGAATTTTTATCCTCAAGGTATTCCTGAAAAGCAAATTCCAAAGATATTACAAGGCGCTTTATATTATCTAGATTCTTTGAAGGTTAAACACGGAGAACCAAAACACGATAAATCAGGAATGTTTAAAGGAGAAGATGTTATAAGAATACCTGTTAAAATCTCACCATTTGAACGAAAGAATGCACCGGAGATGAATATGGCTAATGGAATGGCAGATCATTTATTTAGAATGTTAAATATGGATAGTTTTGTTAATAATAGTAATATGCATGGTTCATCAATAAGTGCGCACGATCTGTTAATTAAAATTGATAGTATGCCAGATTTTCAAATAAGTCAAAATGTAGTTAAGCCTTCGGTAAGTGGTAAAAACAAAAATTTTCATGATTTCGGAATGGATGAAGATAGAATACGTCGAAACCTAGAACAACTTCGAGCTATTGCTAAATGGGCTATTGATAATGATTATACAGAACTTGAACTTAGTTAGCTCTGAAAATGTAAAACATATTTAATAGAAATAACTATAAGTAAATATATACGTTAGATTAACCAAAAGGATAAAGTATGCCAATTTCATCAACAGATTTGCTTTTTAAGTATTCAGTTACAACTGGTTCTGCGGGTAACAGTACAGCCCAAGGCAATCCAAATGCTAGCTTAGGTAAGTATATTTCTACCACTCAATGGACTGGTGGAACCCTTAATGATTTGTTCGACGACATTACGGGCGATGAGAATGCTGCTTCACAAATTGATTATCGTTGCGTTTTCATTCACAACAATCATGGCAGTTTAACACTCTTAGGGCCAGTTTTGTGGATTGCTAGTGAAGTTGCCGGTGGAGCTAACATTGCTCTTGGAGTAGACACAACCGCCGCTTCCGTTGTTGGTAGCTCATCCGCACAAGCAATAACGGCGGCAAATACACTTACAGCCCCAGCGGGTGTTAGCTTCTTTACAACTTGCATTAATAAAGGAACTGGATTAGCTTTAGGTGATATTCCAGCAGGCCAAGTAAAAGCATTTTGGTTAAAACGACTAGCTACAAATAGCGCAGCGTTGAATAATGACGGAGTTACAATACAAATTGAAGGCGACACCAGTGCATAACTTTAAGGTTTGGATAGAAGGACCGGATTTTGCTTCATTCACACCTGCCGATATCAAACGCTTTCAATTATTTTTCAGCTGTTCAGATTGTGGAATAAATATTGGTAATAGGTATGGTGGAATTGGTGAGTATGGTTATATACTACACCCAGAGGTATGGAAATCTCTAGGTACAATACCACCAAACTCAGAAGGAAACAAATTTTTGTGTATAGAATGCGTTGAAAAAAGACTAGGAAGAAAACTTACAATTAAAGATTTTGCCAAAATAATAGGTAAGCCTGGTGGTAAACTCAAGGACAGAATTGAAAATAAATGAATATATATATTAAAGGAGAATTAATATGATAGAAATGCCACAAAGCCCAGGTACTAATCAACCTAAAGTAGATCGTTCGACTGTTGATTTTACAGTTCGTCAAGATTGGTTAGATAACATTGGTGTTCCAGTAGGACAAGCAGATTTTGTAGATTCTAATGACCCAGCAGACCCAAACAACGCAGGCCATTCAGAATATCTAGCTGATCTTGATTCCAGAAACGATCATGGAAGAGCTAATCCACTCAATCCAAATAGTTCAAATTATACGAACTACAATCCAACACAAGGCCGAAAAGACCTTCTATAATCCAACTAAAGCTCAAGAAAAACTTGAGCTTTTTTATTAATATTATATGAAGACTTTGCTGCAACTCTTTGAATCCACAAACGATCCAGACTGGACTGATTTTGAACAAGTTATAACACACGCTATTGCCGTTTATGGTTCCATACACCCAGATTATTTAACTCATGCCAAAAAACAATACGCAGACATGAACGCAGAGCAACGAAAGCAATGGATAAAAGAACACGAAGAATCAACTGCAAGAGAAGCAAAGCATAGAGAAGTAGTTAAACAAAATGACGCATGGGCGGCTCAATTTAAGAAAAAAGACCTCGTAACTAAAAACGGCAAATACCCCAGAGTTGATTATTCATCTAGTAGAATTGTTTGTTCTAGTAATGATCCAAAATTTGAAAAAAGGGGGATGCCTGCATTTGAAAGTGATTTAATTTCACACGACCCAGAACTAAAAGGTTATTATAGCATCCATGTAGGCAATCCAAATCAATGGCTTGGAATAATGGCTAGAGATGGCTACTGTGATGATGATGCTTATGTTTATTCACTTGACTTAGGCGCACTATACTACACAAAAATGCCTTATTATGAAGTAGAAGATTATCACATTATGGATAAAACTAATCTAAGTGGAACTATTGTTTTTTCTAAGAGAAAAATAGTTCCGGCCCAAATAATCACATTGAAAAAAGTCATCCCATTTAGAGACATAAAAATTGCACCTGATCCATACTAAATAACCATATGAGGAGTTATAGCGAGTATTTGGTTAGTGAATCAAAGCAAGTCGATACTGATAACAACGAAAAATTTGTAGAGAAAAGACATGCTGGCGCAGAAGATATTGCACATAAAGCATCCGCAAAGGGTGGCTATTCTGAACTAACCGCATGGCACTTTAAGGCTAAGTTGCCAAAATACAAGGAAGCATTAAAAGCAATTAAAAACAGGGAACCGTTGGCCTTTTTTGAGCGTAAATACAAAGAGACAATGGATTCTCTGCATGGTACAAAACTTAGTTCTCAAGAACAATTTCAAAGGATTATAGGAGAACTAGAAGTGTGGGGAGAAATAGTTATTCAACTTAAATCTGGTAAGAAGTATTAAGTGATATAAATATCATAATCTAAAGCATCAAAATCATCTCTATAAAAATTCTTTACCTTTTTGGTAATCCACCCCTTATTATAATAATCTCTCCAATCACCATAATCATGCGTACCTGGATACGTTAATTGAATTTTCTTTTCATTAACAAAAGGCAATAATTTTAACTCTTTTTCTAGGTTGTCTTTAGATAATATTTTTATTGGTTTATTGAAAAATCCTTGTGCATATTGAATACACGATATTTGTGGAGCAAGATAATCAGGCAATGGAACACTGGCACACGGATTCCATTTCTCATGTCTATCTGGCATTTTTTTAACGTATCTTACAAAATCTGGATATAAGACATTGTTAAAATATTTTTTACTGAAATTCTCACCACCATGAATTTCTCTAAAAAGCATATTCCATCTTGACACTAGTCTTGAAAATGGATTTCTTTTTGTAGTAAATACAAAATAAGAGCGATATCCTTTAGATATTCCATGATACTTCCCAGCCTGAAAAGCAGAATAATTACTTTTAGCCCAATTTCTTACCGCTCTAGAAGCATTTTTGGGTAAAGCTATAAAAACAAATTTATGTTTATCTGAAACTATCATTGAAATATATAATGATTTTGTTCCGATTTATTTTGCTATAGTATAAGTGAATTTTGTTATTAAAAAACTCAACATTATAATAAGTATTAAATACGTCCTTTAAATCAGCAATCTTCTCAAAATTCTTAGGCTTTACCATAAAGTAATTTTCATCAAAATTAATTCTAAAACTTACTTCGTTCTTCACCAACATACTTGACATAAAATTCATCATTTCCTTTTTATGAATCATACAACAATCTTTAGGCTTTTTGCATTTCACCGTATCAATTCTACAATATGGCGAAGGTGATGCCCTTAGAATATTTATGGGTTGTTTTAATTCTCTTTGTAATTCAACGTAATCTAACCAATGAGATAAAGGATAAAAATTACCGCAATAACCACTCTTATCTTTTTCCTCCGGTTCCTTCCAGCCAGGACCATATAAAAATTCAATAAACTTCTCTGGATGTCTAGGACAATTTATTAACTTGCCTTCAAACGATCTTTGTTCTATTTCTTCAATAAACCAATATGGAAAATCGCATGTATGATTAACCTGCATCCAAGGAGTTTTACATCTTACTATTTCTTCCCTACTATTTATAGGTTCTACATCTAAAGGAATAGCTAACTCCAAACCAGTAGACATATCACTACCTACACCATGATCTAAAGATGGAACCCTATCATATAGCCAAACATCACAGTAAGCCCAATTATATTCAGAGTAACCAATCTGAATAAGGTACTCATGGTTAACAGACCAAGAATACCCATCCGCCTCTATTCTATCTTTTAATGCATAAAATCTTTGTTTACTAACAGTTGTTGCTAAATCAGCGTCGGAATCCCAAGGAATTACTTCGCCATCATCTCTAACAGCAGCTAATAAAGTACCAAAGTGCATCCAATAGAAAATTTTTTCTTCATTAAATAAATCGGCTAGATAATGAACAATTTGTGCTAAGTGATTTTTACAACATGGTTTTGTTAAATCTTCATTACACTTAGAAGAAAGTCTATGACAATACATAAAATCCTATTCAAAATAAATTACGATTTTGTTTCTATTTAACTGACTATAACAAAGATAAACTTTATCTTCAAAATATTTCACAAAGTAATGTTCATTGAAATATTTCTTGAGCTTCTTGATAAATTTATAATGCTTTTTCTTAACAATGAAACAATTTTCTCTCATTATGAAATTTATCTGATAATACCTAAAGTTTTCTATTGCAAAATCCATTAATTCTTTTAAGTGCATTTCACAGCAAACATTAGGCTGTTGACATTTCAGAGTATCTAATCTGCAAAAAGGTCTAGTTGATTTTTTTAGATGTATTTTTGGTTGTTTAATATTCCTTTGTAATTCAACGTATTCTATCCAATGAGATAAAGGATAGTAATTACCACAATAACCAAGACTTTCTCCCTTTATGGGTATATGCCAATTTGGACCATAAACAAGCTCCACAAATTTCTCTGGGTGTCTTGGGCAATTTATTAACTTCCCTTCAAAATATCGTTGATCTAGTTCTTCAACAAACCAAGATGGAAAATCACACGTATGATTAACTTGTGTTCCTCGAAGATCGCACTGCATTATCTTTTCTTCACTTTCTATTGGTTCTAAATCTAATGGAATATCTAGTTTTATTCCAGTGGACATTGATTCTCCTACGCCATGATAAATAATGTCTGCTTCTTCATATAGGAAGACATCACAAAAGCTCCAATTATAATAAGAGTATCCAACGTGAAAAAGATAATGACCATCATCCTCATGTGCGCCATAACCAGCAGCCTCTATTTTCTTTTTAAGTTCTCTAAATTGTGGAACACTAGCGATAACACCCATATCGGCATCAGAATCCCAAGGAATAATATTGCCATTATCTCTTACGGCGGCTAATAAACTACCAAAATGTAACCAATATTTGATTTTTTCTCGGTCAAATAACTCTGCTAAGTAATGAACAACTTGCGTTATATGATTCTTACAGCAAGGCTTCAAAAGATTTTCTTTACATTTAGCACAGGAACGGTTGCAATACATGAAAAAACTCGTATTATTAGGGACAAATTACTATCAGGCAGATTTAGTCAAAAAGGCCAAAGAAATGGGTTATGAAACACATTTGTTTGGCATCGGCACAGGTGGTCCAATGCAACAATATCTAGGAACTGCCGCTGTACAATTTGCCGATCACTACTACCCAATCAGTATCTATGAACCAGAAAGGATACTAGAAAAGGCAAAAGAAATAAATCCAGTAGGAGTTGTCAGTATTGCTGCTGATATAACTGTACCAACTTGGAACTATGTTGCTGAAAACCTTGGGTTGGTTTGTAATGGTATTCATACTAGTGCAATGACAACTAATAAAATAGCAATGAAAAAGAGGTTTTTGGAAAAGAGCGTATTAACTGCTAATGCTATAGTTGTTAATAATACTTATCATGATCCTTTCGATTTAAAGAATATAGGCAATGATTTACTGGGATTTCCATTAATAGTGAAGTCAGTTGATAGAGCGGGTAAATATGGAATTAGTAAAGTAACTTGCCCAGAAGAACTGCCAATAGCTATAAAGTATGCTTTCGATGACACTCATAGCAGCGACAAAATTTTAGTAGAGCAATTCATAGAAGGAAAAGAATATAGCGCAGAATGTATTTCTTATAATGGAGAACATACGCTTTTAACATTTACAGAGAAGTGGAGTGGCCCGCCGCACTTTGTTGAAGAGATGCATTTACAACCAATGGTATTTGATGATAAAACGGCAGAAAAACTTAAAAACATTATATTTAAAGCATTTGATGCTCTAGAAATAAAGTTTGGGGCATCTCATACAGAATTTAAGATTGATGAAAAGGGGAATGTTTATATTATCGAAATTGGAGCTAGAATGTCTGCCGAGAATATGTGGGACTTAGTTCAACTTACAACAGGAGTAGATTATGTGAAGGCTGTTATTGATATTGCTGTAGGAAAAAAGCCAGACCTAACTATTAATCGTACTGGAAAGTATGCTTTTGTAAAGTATCTCATGAGTGAAAAGGATTTTGCGAACTTTATGAAAATTGACTTTGCCTATCGCTCAAGTTATTACATAGAACCTTTTGACGGACGTAAAATCACAAAAAACCAACATCGTTACGGCTTCTATATTGCAACATGTGATTCCAGAGAAGATGCCATAAAAATCTCACAAGTTGTTTGACTTTTTAAATGAATCAGGCTATAATAACATTATCCTTTTGGAGAAAATTCCATGTATAGAACCATGATGTACAGTAAAATCCACCTTGCCACCGTTACCGAAGCAAACCTTAATTATATTGGCAGCGTTACCATTGATGAAGAATTGCTCCAAGCTACAGGTATGATTGAGAATGAACGAGTTCAGGTTGTAAATGTAAATACGGGGGATCGCCTTGAAACTTACATCATAGTTGGTGAAAAGGGTAGTGGAGTTATCTGCTTGAATGGCGCTGCTGCTCGTCTAGTACAACAAGGCGATAAAGTTATCATTATTGCATATAAGGGAGTTGAAGAAGCAGAATTGGTTGACTTTAAGCCAAGAATCGTGTTTGTTGATGGTAAAAATAGAATAACCAAAGTGCTAATCAAAGAAAAAGCAAACACCATCAATGGAGAATCTGACTGAGGTAATCGTATAAAACTTTATTTTCCGGTCTTGTTCTACAACCTATTCTCAAATACTGCTCACCGTTAGGTATTTTGTTTCCACAATTCTTCACGTAAATATTTGCAGATAACAAATCTTTTGTTACTGCTAATCCCTTTTTATTTAATACCTTGCAAAATATAAAATTACCATCGGGTGCCCATACTTGTAGTCCTTTTAATGACCTTAAATCATTGTAAAATTCATCTCTCTCTCTTCTTATCCTTTGTATGCTTTCTCTAAATTCAATCTTATAAGATAATACTTGTCTTAGAAAAGCCTCTGCAAATCCGTTAATATTCCAAATAGGCAATTTGCTTCTAATTTCGTGGATATAAGGGTTGCTAGACACCAAATAACCTAATCTCAATCCACATATTCCAAATACCTTACTCAAACTCTTTAATACAAATAGATTGTCATATTTGTCTATTAGGTCTATAAAACTTTGATTGCAGAAATCTCCAAAAGATTCATCTACAATAACTTTCTTGTCAGTGTTATTTAAAACATAAACAACATCTGATTTTTGTACAGCTATTGAAGTTGGATTATTAGGAGTTACAATAACACCATATTCGGCGTCACTATTGTTTAATGCTTGTAGAAATTTATCTTTATTAAATTGCCATGTTTCTTCATCTAGAGGAACTGTAACATGATTTGAATATTCATTAAAGGACGGAGTAGAGACACAGTAACTATTGCCCATTATGCGAATCAATTCAGATGCACCATTCCCAACAGCAATTTTACTAGGGTCTACGCTAAGCCATGAAGATAGTAATGAGTCAATTTCTCTTTGGCCAGATGGATATGTTTTCATTAAAGATTCAAAATTATTTTTAAAGTATTTCACCATTTTTTTTGGAGGAAAATAAATGTTGTATAAATAACAATGATCTTTAACACCATAACTCCAAAGATTGCCGTAGAGACTAGAAAGGATATTATACTTAATTTCATTATTGCCGTATTTATATTGAGCCTTTTGCAAATCTTCTGCTGTATCAATTTCTGCCCACTCATTAGTTATATGGGATTTAAAAACCTCTCCATATGCAATAAGATTGGAAAAAACTTGTTCATAATACATGTAAGTATAACCCATATCAATTAGGCTTTTGAGAGGATCAATACACTTTTTTAGAAATTCTTTCTTGAGATAATATATGTTTACTGTTTTTAGAAGATTTTTACCGCCAGATGAATTAAGTATCATCTTATCAATAAAATTATCACCCTCAACAAATGTTCCTCTCATGCCTGATTCATATCTACTAACAACTGCCACATTATACTTACTGTTGACTATTTTACTCAAGGTACTATAAGGAAAGAATACATCTGCTTCTATCAAAAATATATCTTCATCAAAATGTTCTCTAGCACAATAAAAACTCACAATATTGTTTGTTTTTTCGTAATCATTTGCAAAAACATATTCTACTGGAAAACTTTTGTAGTAATATCCTATTTTGTCAATTATCTTATTTGCGAGATGTCCTACTACTATTACTGCTTTACTAACACCAACTTCCCATAATCTATTGAGGCAGTTTTCAAGGATACTGACTCCACCTACCTCCAATAAGCATTTTGGAATCTTGTTTTTGGTAACGTCAGAGATTCGATTAGACAATCCAGCAGCTAAAATGATCGCTTTCATATTTTTATCATAGTCATACCTAAATAATTCGGGAGACTAAAATGAAATTTAGAGAATTTATAACTTTAGAAGCCGTTAAAAGTGCCGAAAGAACAGCAGAGATTGATACCATCTTTAACCAAGCCAGCGCAGAAATTGACAATTTGTTCGATCAACTGTATAAAGGCACTTCAAATATGGTTAAATCCTATGAAAAAGCAGGACTCCCAGAAGAAATTAAGAAATCAGTCCTAAAAGACTTGGGACAAATTGCTAGAAAAATACAAGGCAATAGAAAAGTGGCAGAAAGCATTGAGGAAATATCCAAAGCAATAAACGAAGCTCAATCCATTGTACAAGACCTTGGAAGTCATGGAACAGGTCTTACTGGCAAAAAGGCATACGATTATAAAACAACTTTGACTAATGTTAAAAGAATGGTTATGGAAAAAATGGCACAATTAAAAGATGCTGTATTAAGACATATAGGAGTTATCCATAACACCCATAGCAAAGTTCTCGGTATTCGTAACGTCGCTGGCAATATTCGCAACAAAGTTGGCGATATTCATAGCAAACTCACCAATCAACCATTCACTCCGGGCGAAGATGATAAAGCACAAGATTCTATGATAGCCTTAGCTAGTGCTACTAGTCAATTTGGCCAACTTCAACTAAAGGCATATGATGGTACAGTAATACCGATTGACGCCAATTCTGAAAAATGGAAAAAGGACGTTCTTAAATTTGGCTATCAACACAAGATATTTACACTAATATTACCTAACGGTAAAGAAGAATCCCTAAATATAGGCAACCCAGAACAAGTACATAATATTTTAAATTCTCTAGGATTAAAACAGACTAGCGACTTTATGCCTGCCAAGAGAAGAAAAGCTAGAACTATAGGATTAAAAGGTCCAGATGGAAAGGTAATAAAATGAAAACATTTAAAGAATGGATCAAAATTAGAGAAATGGCAGGCGTTTCAACAATCGTCACCAAAAAGGACTGTCACAATCCAGACTTTCAAGTATGGGGAGCATTTTGCAGTAAAAAGGCCAAGAAAAAGAAGTAATTTAATAAAGACTTGAAAATAGCAAGTAATATGGTATACTCTTCAAATCAGAATACTAAACTTTTGGTATTCATAACAATTTTGGAGAATGAAAGATGAATGCTACTACACTTGTTAATACCTACCGTTCCGCAAGCCGCTGTAAGACAAAGTTGGCTGGGTGGAAGCGTAACCTAACAGCTTATTGCCGTCGAAGCGAAACCGAAACTGGTACGCCAGCTTACCGTTACAAGGCTGCAATCAAGTCAGTTCTCACAAAAAAGGGCTGCACAGTTACAAACATCTAATCAATGTTTACTTTTTAATGAAAAGCGATATAGTTATACTATGTCGCTTTTTTTCTTGAAATTCTTTGGAGATTAACAATGACAATCAATGAAGCCTTTAAAGAATATGAAAATTTGCCCACAGAAGAGAAAAAACATTATTCTTCTTTTGATGATTATGTTGGTGGACAAGGATTATCTGTTTGTGAAAGTTGCGATGAATTATGTGAATATGACGAAGTAGACGAATGTGGATTGTGTTGTAATTGTTCTGATAATTAAACTGGGAGATAATATGGAACAATATAGATGGGTTCAAGGTTGGCAATTAAATGCCTTTGGCTCACTCTTTGGCGGCACTATGCTTAGCTGGGTTGATGAAGATACTAATATGCTAGCCTATAATTCAAGTGACCAACCAGATACACATTACACTACAGCAGGATATGATAAAGTTTCATTCTTCAAGCCATGTAATGCTGGTGATCGCCTAAAGTTTATTTATGATATTATCCATTACGGAAATAAAAGTGTAACAATTCGCTGCATTGTCACAAATCAATACGGCTGGAAAGTTTTCTCTTGTCTCACTACAATGGTCAGAACAAAAGGAATAGGTCTTAAAAAGGAAGTTACGGATCGAATTGAAAAATTGGCATTGTGGGATATGGTTGAAAATTTAAAAGAATTAAGAAAAAAAGAACCGCCATTGTAATTTCAACTAAACCCCGTATAATAGAGGGGAATTATGTTTTGGGCTATAGAGTGCGACAATCAGTGGTTTTGCATGAAAAATAATTGCTGGTATCCAACACTGGAAAAGGATTGTGTGTTTGATACCCACGCTAATGCCAATTTTTTTTATGAACGGTGGCTTCCCAAAGAAGTTCAAGAAAAAGCTAAAATAATCACCTTTGAACTTAAAAGGACCAACGCATGAACGGCACAATCAAAGAAACAGGTTTTAGGGAAGATAGTGGTTGCTATCAGCAAAGTTTCTATCCAATAATGCCCAGTAAGGAAGACATTGAACTTTCAAAGAAAAATGCTGAAAAAAATAAACGTTACAGCGCTGTCTGTGCTTGTTGTGACGTTAATTTTGCTATTCCAACCACAATTCGACATATTATAAATACTGGCATATGCCCATTATGCCAGATTGTGTTAGATGGAAAAATGGTTTATGTTGATATAGATGGACAGAGAAAAGTTGCTAAATCACGTTGCATTTCTCGATATCCAACAATAGAAGAAATTAAAGAAACATGGAAGGGTGGAGCCTTAACATCTGTTGAATCTAGTGTCGTTATGAAAGCAATTAGGGAGAAAACATGATTCCAGAAGTAGAAGAGCGTATCGTAAGTATCAAAACCAAGATTAAAGGTTTAAAATCCGAAATAGAACAAGCAGAGAAAGACCTAATTCGGGCCTACGAAGATCGTTTTCCCCTTGGTAAATTCTATCTGGTTCGTTATACGCAATGGAATCGTAACGTAACAGATAGAAAAATATCATACGAAATGCATTGGCAAAAGAATAAGAAAACCTTGGGCATGACTACGCTCAAGTCGCAATATCATAACCAAAATGAAGTGCCTGGATACGTTGGTTTATATTATGCCCCGTCCTATAGGCGTCCTCACGGCAAAACAACCCAGTACGAATCCCTTGAGAAAATGCTTCTTGCTGCTCAAAAGTTCAGGTTTCCTATAAACATTATCGAAGCATTTGTAACCAAGTACGCAGCCATGAAGGAAAGTAAAAATGCCCAAGGATAAACCAATTATAATTGACTGGAAAAAAATAAAAGCCAAGAAACCCAAAAAGGAATCTTGGCTTATTCCAATATTTATTATTCTTGGATTATTGGCGTCTTTTGTTGCTGTTTTAATGATATGTGGAGGTCTTGTGCAATACGACTTTTAGCTAATTCACAATACTTTTCGTTCAAATCAATTCCAATAAATTCTCGTCCATTTCTCAGCGCAACAACCCCAGTAGTTCCACTTCCACAAAATGGATCAAGTACAATATCCCCAGACTTACTAGAAGCTAACAAACATACTTCTACTAATTTCTCTGGGAAAACAGCTGTGTGAGCTCCCTTCACCCTTTGATTGTTGATCCCCCATACAGACCTACGATTTCTCTTACCGCCCGTAACAGCGTCTTCCATTATTGCTTCATAGTCATAGTAATACTTCTTATTCTTACTGAATAGAAAAACATACTCATGGATTCTAGTTGGTCTATCAAATACTTTTTCTGGACTACAATTATTCTTCTGCCAAATACAATCACATCTCAATATCCATCCGGCGTCTCTTAAAGCAAAAGCGGTCATCCAAGGGATTCCCATAAGATTCTTTGCAGGATACTCTATAGCGGGCCTGGATTTAGCTAGATTACCCCTTACACCTGATTGGAGACTTCCTGCCAAGTTAGATGGGGAATTGGGAGAATAACCACCAGAGCCAGAGAAACAGTCGCCAAGATTTAACCAAAGAGTTCCATCGTCTTTAAGGACTCTTTTAACTTCTTGGAATACATTTACTAATTTCCCGATAAACTCTTTAGAAGTTTTCTCTAGCCCTATTTGATTTTCATTTTCGTAATCTTTCATAGCGAAATAGGGAGGACTAGTAATAACGCATTGTACGATTTTCTCTGGAAGTGCCTGTAGAACTTCTAGACAATTACCATTAATTATTTGCATGTTATAAAATAGTTAGATTTGCCATAACATAATATACTTAACACCAAATTTGGCTAGCATATCCTGATTTCTGTGACTAAATATGTTCTTTATCATACTTCTTTGCTTGCTTTGAAGGGTTAAAACGCCTTGTTTAATTGCGTTTTGTGCTTTTTCTACATCTTCTTTTGTAACTGCAACTTGCCCATTTGAATAATAAACTTTACCTTGCATATTGAACATAAAAAGTTTATCATAAACGCTATCTTGATTTATTTGTCTAAGATTAGTAGCTTTCCCCTGTAATAAATACTTCATTTTAAGAAATGTAGATTTAGATTTATCAGCGTCAAACGTAGCTTCTAGTGTTTTTGCTAAATCTAGAATGTAAGAATGATACTTAGATTTAACTTCCGTGCTTGCTCCACCTTGATCCCCACTAATTCTTTTTTCTTTTGGAGAATATGTCACAACAACGTGAGGAGTGTTTTCTGGACCAAACAAGACAATCATAACAGCCGAACTATCCAAACTCATTAAACCAGCACTGCCACAATTTCTCATTTTGTGCCCAACTACAGTACATCTTTTTCCTACGTTGATCCACTTAAAACCATTCTTATAAGTTTTTACAGGAGTTGTGTCTTGAAAAATATTTTTTTCATCATATTTGTATTGTGCATCCCAAAAAGTAAGATTCTTATAAGGAGACATGTCTTTAATTTTGCCACTCATAATATCTGCGGGAAGACTATATGTGAAAAAAAAGTCATCAAAGAATTGCTTTTCTATTTGAACTTTAAGAGCTTGTCTTTGTTCCTCTAAATCAACAAAATCATCTCTTGATAATTCTAACTTGTCAAGAGCTTTTAAATATTCTTCTTCACTAGTAGTAGCTGCATAAAGAGTAGTTAAATCATATAGTGATGGTGTGCGCCGGTAATCACCAGTTATTTGTAACCACCAATTATCAGGAACCTTATCACTAAATCTAGACTCTCTGTACCACTTGGCTATAATAAATGCGTTTTGACCAAATCTTTTATATAATAATTTAGCAATGATTTCTGGATATCTAAGCCCAATAATACTTTGTTTTGATTCTATTAAGAAAGATTCAAACCAACCTTTAAATTTCATAACGATATCTATGAAAAATTACTGTGGTTTTCTTTCGTAATACCTAGAATTACCTTGTGATAAAGGAATTGGTTGGAATCCTAGTCTCTGATACCATTGAAGTAGTTTTTTGTCATCAAGTGTACCCTTTTTATCTTTAGGCTTACTTACTGAACGATGAGGCCATAATCTTAAAGTAATACCATTCTTATCAGCCATAGCTAGAAGTTTCTTCATCGCCTGTGAAGCAAATCCTTGACCCTTTTCATTAGAGGCTATATTCTCTACATACCAAATAAACGGCGGCTGGCTCTTAGGTCTACTCCATCCAAAAAGTATGTCACTTCTAACATTTCTAGCTTGATTGCCTAATGAAATATAAACTCCATTTCCAAAATCCCAAGTCGATGCCCCTCTCCATGATTCTACTTTGGGAATTGTTTTCAAGTCATTTATCATATTAATACTAGCTTGAACTTCTGGACTATTTTCTGCCCAATCACCCGGCTTGTCATATTCTTCATCTTCAAAGCCTTCTTTATAGCCTTGAGCAAACTTTTTACCTTGTGGAGTTAACTTGCTATAACTTAATTTTGCTTTTGGAAAATGTTGTTGTAAAAACTGAATCATCTTGCTGTTAATACTGTTTCTTTTATAAGGAGGTCGAACACTCATCATGTCAACATAGATGGTATTTTCATCGGAGTGTCCCTGAATAAGACCTAGTATTTTATCAGTACCACTAATCATTTCTCTCTTATTGCCTATTATTCTTTGTCGTGGTTGATCTTCACCTTTTTGAAAGAATCTCTTTTTCCAAACGTCTGTAATTGGACTGCCGCCACTTTGAAATGTACCTATTGGAATAACTAGCATTGGTATTTTGCCTTCTTCCATTTCTTTAGCAGATTCTTCGGAGTCCATGAAATATATCCATGTTGTACCAGGAGCAAAAATACTTCTTTTACCTTCTGGCATTCTAAAGAAAACAATGTTATTAGAGAT